ATGCCTCGGAAGCGTCGCCACAAAGGCGAGGGAGCCAGTTACCGGACGTGCGCAGAGAAGTATGGCTGCCCTCCGACCGAGCTCATCGACGGCAAGCGGGTCCGGCCCGAGCACGAGAAGAACTGCAAGGCGCCGTGGGCGATGGCGATCGACAGGGGCATGGTCGCCGGCCGTCGCGACCGCAAGGTCATCACCGCCAAGACGAAGGCCGAGCTGGCCGTCAAGGTCGCCCAACATCGCGAACGGGAAGTCCTCGGCGTGGACTCCAGTGCCTCGACGGTGGCGGACTGGCTCGACTTCTGGATCGAGCGGGTCGCGCCCGTCAAGGGAAAGAACGGCCTGCGCGAGACGACCCGGCGCGGCTACAAGTCGAAGATCGAGCTCTACCTCAAACCGTTCCTCGGCAAGGTGAGGCTGCAGGACCTCAACGCCGACCACATCGACCGTCTGCATGAGTGGATGCGCACTCTCGACAAGTCTCGGCTCAAGGGTGCTCACGGTCCCGGCGAGTTGAGTGACACCACCATCCGTCAGGCCCACATGGTTCTGCGCTCCGCCCTCGACGATGCTGTGGCGAGGCGCAAGATCACCTACAACCCGGCGGCCGTGGTGAAGGCGCCGCAGGCCGCCCTCAATCCGCACCCGCACTTCGAGTTGGATGACGCGAAGAAGGTCATCATGGCCGCACGGAATGAGCGCGAACTGTGCCGGCTGGTGGTGGCTCTCGGCCTCGGCATCCGCCAGGGCGAAGCGCTCGGGCTGAGGTGGACCGAATACCGCAAGGACGCAGACGGCTACTACCTGCTCGTCGAGGAGGCTGTTCAGCGAGTCAATGGACGCCTCGTTCGCACCGACGTCAAGAGCCGGGCCTCACATCGGCGGGTGCCGATCCCCGAGCGGTATGTCCCGATCTTCGAGGCGTGGCGCGCCCTGGCGACCGACGCCTACATCTTCCCGGGCCCCAATGGTGGGCCGTGCGACTCGAAGCTGGACTGGAAGGTGTGGCGCGACACGGTGGCCCGGACCGGGCTGCCGCATAAGCCGCCACACGGGGCCCGTGGGTCGACGGCGTCGATCCTCGGCGACTCCGGCGTCCCGGACTGGCTGATCGCCGAGATCCTTGGCCAGTCTCAGGTAACCACGACACGCCGGCACTACCTAAAGGGCACCGACGCCGCTCACCGCACCGCAATCGGCGGCCTGGCGGGCGGGCTGATCGAGGTCAACCCTCAACCGGCCATCGGACAATAGCCGGACGAATCTCTCAACCCTGAACCGGCAGCCTCGACCCAGCCGCGATGCTTTCGCGGCCTACTGGGACGAGGGGAGCGCAGAATGGCGCCGCCGTAGTGGGGAGGATTCTCCCTGCGAGGTTAGGCCTTGCGGCGGGCGCGTCGCACGGCGCGGGCCCTGAGGATGTCCAGCAGCACGAGGTCATCGACGTCCTCGATGCGGACGTCGTTCACTGTCGTCCTGGCTTCCTCGGGGGTGATGTAGCCGGCCATAACGAGTGCCTGGATCGGGTTCTCCTTGATTCCTCGGGCGAACGCGATCACCTGCTCATGGCTCGGCGCGACACGCCCAGACAGCCAGCGGCTCAGGGTCGCGGCATTGACGCCCGACCTCTCTGAGAGTTCCTGCTGCGTCCCACGCATCTGCTTCTGGACGTAGTCACTCCAACGCTCACTCATGCAACGAATATAACTTGCGCGCAAGTAAGCGTGCAAGCAGGTTCGTACACTCTCTGATTTACGTCGTGCAAGGTGCTTGCATGCCGTCACCCTGAAGGGTACGGTTACAGCCGTGCAAGGGTCATGCACCGAAGAAAGGAACCCGACATGCTGAACTGGGGCACTCTCCGACCCGGACTACTTGCGGATCTCGGCTTCACCTCCGCCCAGGAGCTTGCAGACACCATCGGCTTCGTCAACGTCGACGACATCGAGCGGGCGTTGGCAGGGGAGCCGCCGACCGATGAACTGATGAGCGCACTGCTCAGGCACTACCTCACCACTCCTTTGCTGTACTTCGTCACCAGCACCGCCGCGGAACCAGCAGCATGAGCGCGCTGGCCGCCTACGACGGCGATCTGCTCTCGGTCGCGAAGCTCCTGCCGAACGCCGACCCCTGGTGGAAGTCTCGGGTCCGGCAGGCGATCGAGGTGCTGATCGAGTCCGGCGAGGAGTTCACCTCCGATGACGTCTTCGGCGATCGCTTCGGCATTGAGCAGCCATCCAGCCGCGCCGAGAAGAACCACGTCGGCAGCATCTTCGCCCACCTGTCCCTCTCCGGCCGCGTCCGTGAGGTTCGCCGGATCCGCAGCACCCGGCCCGAGGCGAACGGCCGCAAGATCATCGTCTGGATCGGGGTGCCGAAGTGAGCGGGCTCACCGTCTATACCGCGGCTGAGGCGGCGGCCGTGGCGAAGTGCAAGCGGACCCAGATCGACGGAGCGTGCGCCTCGGGTGCCCTCGTCGCATCCGACGCCACCCCCGACAGCACCAAGCACCGCTGGCGAATCCTCGAGCGGAACCTCGAGGACTGGATCGAGCGGGGCTATCCGGCCAATCCGGCCGACGAGCCCGCAGCCTGACTCGGAGTGGGTCGCGCCGGGGGGCCGACCCACTCCACCTCAACCCGCAGAGAGAAGGAACCAATGAAGAAGATCATCGCCGCAGCCGCCGCAGCCCTGCTGCTCACTGGATGCTCATCGGCGGCCGACGTCGCCAGCCAGAACGTCAGCCGCGAGGCCGACCAGTTCAAGGTCACTCGCCGCATCATCGCCACCAACCTCATCACCGGCGACTACCTGATCGCGGTCACCGGCAAATGCTCTCTCGGTAACGGAGACGACGCGAACGAGCAGTCGATCATCTGCAAGACCGGCGAGGGTGACGAGTACCGCAAGTTCTACGTGCGCTGGTCCGCCGGCGCGAACGTCGTGATCACGACCGAGCAGATCGACTCCGTCGCTGTTGACCCGTGGCACTACGAGGTCATCTTCCGGCCCGAGACCATCCTGCCGACGATCGTTCGCTGACCTCAGAACACAGATCGAGGGCTCCCCACCAGCCAGCAAGCCACGGGAAGCCCTCAGACGAAAGGAAGCATATCCAATGACCCACTTCATCGGCGCAGTTGTCGTCCCGGCCAATCTGGCGGGCCAGTACGCCACCCGTCCCACCCGATACCCGGACTTTGATGGCCCAGATGCGCTGGAGGTCGAGCCGGGCCAGGATCTCGCTGCACACCTGAGCGAGGTTCTTCATCGGTTCGACGAGAACCGCGAGGTCGATCGGTACATCAGCGAGACCAAGGAGCAGCAGATCGCCGAGCAGCGCCGGCGGTTCGAGCAGGCGGCGGAGAACCTGAGGAAGTATCGCGCTGGCGAGCCGCCCTACGACAGGCCGACCTTGAACGATGGGCACATTCGCTGGATCACGACCGAGGCCCCCGCGCTGGCGAAGCTCGATGATGACGCGCTGTGGGAACACATCGTCTCCGAGTACAGCGATGAGCGCGACGAGAACGGTGCGATCTGGTCCACCTACAACCCTGACTCGAAGTGGGACTGGTGGACCATCGGTGGCCGATGGGAGTCCTACTACCGTGACCGGCAGGGCGAGCCCATTGCAGCCTTCCTTGCCGGACTGCGCAAGACCAAGGAGGGTCTGGCCGCTGGCGAGAACCTGAACCCCCACAAGGGTGATCCGCTGGCCAATGGCGGAGACCTGCCCTGGTACTTCCCTCACGACCTGCTGACGAGCGACCAGACATGGCACCGCATCGGGCGCACCGGATGGTTCGGGCTGCGCGCCGAGGACATGACTGAGGCTGAGTGGGTCGACCATGCGATCGAAGCGCTGGAGAAGGAAGACCCCGCGTCGGTCGTCTACTACATCGACTTTCACATCTGAGGCCCGGCGATGGCAAGTATCGAGCGCATTGCGCAGATGGTCGCTTTCGGCGAGTTGGAGTTGGCTGAGCGTCTGATCGTGCTCTACGTCGACCGGACAGCGAAGGGACTCCGGCGATGAGCGACAAGACCAAGATCGAGTGGACCGACGCGACGTGGAACCCCGTCACGGGCTGCACGAAGGTCTCCGCTGGCTGCGACCACTGCTATGCCGAGTCGATCGCGACCAGGTTCGCCGGTACGAAGGCGTACCCGAACGGCTTCGACGTGACGTTGTGGCCGGAACGGCTCGACCAGCCGTTGCGTTGGCAGCGTCCCCGCCGGGTGTTCGTCAACAGCATGTCCGATCTGTTCCACGACCAGGTGCCGGATGAGTTCATCGCCCGGGTGTTCGCCGTCATGGCCTGCTCCTACCGCCACACGTTCCAGGTCCTGACGAAGCGGCCCGGACGGATGCGGTCACTGCTCAACTCGCCGGAGTTCGTTCGGCTGTTCGATCGAGAGTTCTGCAGCATCCCCGACTGGAATGATCGGTGGCCCGATCTGGAGTTCGCCCCCGCCGGGCACGTCTGGCACCTGGAGAACGGCCCGCTGCCGAACGTCTGGCTGGGCGTCTCGGTCGAGGACCAGAAGTGGGCGAACATCCGCATTCCGCAGCTGCTGGCCACACCGGCCGCCGTCCGGTTCCTGTCGTGCGAGCCACTTCTCGGCCCGGTCGACCTGGCTTCCTGGTTCCACACCTCGGAGTGCATTGCCAGCCAAGAGCCGCCATGGTGCACCTGCCATCTCCTTACCGGCACCTCCGTGGATTGGGTGATCGTCGGTGGCGAGTCGGGCCCGCACGCCCGGCCGATGCACCCCGACTGGGCCCGCTCGCTGCGCGACCAGTGCGTAGCCGCTGGCGTCCCGTTCCTGTTCAAGCAATGGGGCGAGTGGGCACCAGCCGTGCGCTCCACCGACCGCCTCAAGCACTACTTCGGCGACGGCGTCATGGTCAGTCGCTGCGGTAAGCGCAACGCCGGCCGGCTTCTCGATGGCCGCACCTGGGACGAATACCCGGACGGCCAGCCATGAGCCACTGGGGTCCGCCCAGCGCGGGCGTCCACGCAAACGAACCTGGTCCACGATCGGGGGATGCCTTCGAGGAGGCCTGCGCGCGCCGCGACTTCGGCCTGCTGCAGGACGCCCTCGCTGGCATGCCCAAGAAGGAGGCCGTCGATCACCTGTGCAACCTCTTCCCCCAGAGGACTCACCGCTGGTTCGTGCGGAACTTCCCGCGACTCATGGCCCTCACTCCGGACGACTTCGGATGGGAGCTTGGCTACGCAGACCCGACGGGCAAGACGGCCACCGACCATGTGATGGCGGACAGGATCGCGTCATGATCCACTCGCTCCCGACCTTCTTCAACGGCGGCGGTCTGCTGCTGGCCTGGATCATCATCGGCGGCCTGCTCACCGTGGGCATGGCGCGCATGGTTCGCCGAGATCGACCGCCTGGCATTCCTCACGGCGTTGGGTTCTTCGGCGACCTCGAGGCCTCGCCAGATTGGATTCCGCCGCGCATGGCGATCTCGCCTGACCCCGAGCCCGACTCGGCGCCAGTCCAGCCGACACCCGGAAGATGGGAGCAGCCGCCGGCGCCGTCAAGAGATCACATCAAGGAGCGGACGGCGTTCTCGAGGATCACCGGACAGATCGACGACGAGTGCCCGATCTGCAGGCAGATCCTCGACGGCGTTGAGGTCGACCACGTCAAGCCAGTCCCCGGTCGCGTCCCACCCCGCCCGCCGAAGTACGACTCGTTCCGACCCCTCTGATCTACCTCTCGCCGTGGGGAAGCGGCGGAGGTTGCAGCAGCCCGAGCGCACGCCACTGCGCTCGGGCTGCTGGCTTTCCCAACCACAACCAGAAGGAGGCCTGATGGCCGACCGAACCTACATCGTCCCCGGGACGGGTGAGGTGGTGGAGGCCCAACCGCGGCCGTTCACCGAAGTGCTCGCCGAGCTTGGCGAGGGCACGACGCTCAGCGAGTTGTCTGAGGCGTTCTACGACGTGATTCAGAGGGTGCAGGAGACGGCCAAGGCCGGCTCGGTCACCTTGCACCTGGCCATCGCTTTCGACGGTCAGGGACGCCTCGTCGTCAAGGACGAGGTCAAGCAGAAGCTGCCGGAGTTCTCCCGCCCGGAGACCCGCTTCTTCGTCGACAAGACGGGCAACGCCTCCCGGCGCGACCCGAACCAGCCCGAGATCCCGGGCGTCACCAACATCAAGGACAAGAGAGGAACCGCATCCAATGAGTGATCCCAGCAACACCCGAGAGGCCGCCGCCATCTTCAGCGAGGACGCGCTTCACGATGAGAACGGGTACGCCCTACTCACCGTCACCGCGCAACAGGCAGTCCTCCCTCGCGAACTCAACGAGGGCATCTACGCCATCCTCGACAAGAACGGCGCGGTCAAGGTCATCGAGACGCCCGGCTACAAGCAGCAGCGCGAGTTCGACTGGGCCCAGGCCCGCTCCGACAAGCCCGAGTTCGTTCGCCGCGAGGTGACCCTGCTCGACGTCGACTCGTTCATCGACTACCTGCGGGAGAACACCAAGAGCGACGAGCCTGCGTCGGTCAACAGCGACGAGTACGCGCACGGCACCGGCGGTCTCGAACTGTGGGGCTCGGTGGACGACCGGCGCATCCTGGCGATCCTCGACGGCTTTGGCGGGCTGCGCAAGCACACCGCCACCCTGTCGGTGAAGACCAGCCGCGAGTGGGACGAGTGGAAGTTCATCGACGGCAAGCTGTTCGATCAGGCTGAGTTCGCCGGGTTCATCCAGGACCACATCTCGACCATCGGCGCGCCAGACGGCGGACTGCTCGTCGATATCTGCGAGACGCTGACCGGCACGGTCGGTGTGCAGTGGAAGTCGGGGCAGCTGGACGCCAGCGGCCAGCGGAAGTTCCAGTACGAGGAGACGATCGACGGCAAGGCCGGAGCGAAGGGCGACCTCGCCATTCCGACAGAGCTGACCTTGGTGCTGCGGCCCTTCCAGGGCTCCGATCCGATCGCCGTGACCGCCCGGTTCCGGTTCCGCATCAACAGCGGCTTCGTGCAGATGGGCGTCAAGCTCGTCGAGCCCGAGCGGATCCTCGAGAAGGCGTTCGACGCGATCGTCTCTGAGGTGCAGGACCGAGTGCCGGTCCACGTCCGCATCGGCCGTCCCTGAAAGAACGTGGTGGGCGCCGGAGCGTGACCACTGCGAAAGGTCCGGCGATCAGGTAGGAGCCACCCCTGAGACGGCGCCCACCACCCTCACAAGCCAACCCATAGAAGGGGTCGAGGTGTACCTCGGCTCCAGCCGAAACAGGAGCCCGCCTGGCGCGCATTGCCAGGCGGGCTCCGTCATTCCCAGGAGACACCGATGAGCAAGCGCAGCAACACCTTCCCGAACACCAACGCCCGCCGCGCCGGACGAACCAACCCTGACCTGATCGAGATGCGTGAGGAGACCAACGTTCCCTCGCTCGGCTACCGGCTGTTCGGTGCGATCACCAACACGGCCAACCGACTCAGCCGTCGGCACCGCCACCACGGCACCCCGATCAATCCCCGCGGCCATGCCGCCGCCCGCCCGTGGCCGCCGACCCCGACTGACGCCGAACGGCTCGCGCTGTGGAACCAGCAGCAGGCCCGCGGCTACCAGACCCCGAAGCCCGAACTGAAGGGAGCGTCGAAGTGAAGATCGTCAAGCTCAGCGCCTCGAACGTACTGCGACTGAAGGCCGTCGAAATCGAGCCCGACGGCGTCTTGCAGGTCATCACCGGCAAGAACGCCCAGGGCAAGAGCAGCGTGCTCAACGCGATCTACCTCGCCCTGGCCGGCGGAGCCGCCTCCCGCGAGATCGTCAAGCCCGTCCGTGAGGGCGAGGACTACGCCGAGGTGTCCGTCGATCTCGGCGAGCTCATCGTGACTCGGACGTGGGACAAGGCCAAGGGCGAGAAGGCCACGACGAAGCTGACCGTGCAGTACGCCGACGGCTCCAAGCCGAACCGCCCCCAGGAACTCCTCGACGCCCTCGTCGGACACCTCGCGTTCGACCCGCTGGCGTTCACCCGGCTCAAGCCCGCCCAGCAGCGCGAGGAGTTGCTGGACCTCCTCGGTCTCGACTTCTCCGCCCAGGACGCCGAGCGCGCCCGGCTGTTCAGCCTGCGCGAAGCCACCGGCCAGGAGAAGCGGGCGTTCGGCGTGCAGCCCAAGCTCGACAAGGGTGCGCCGCTCACTGAGAAGTCGGCCAGCGACATCGTCGCCCGCGTTGCCACGGCGAACCGGATCGAGGAGCGGCGACGTGCCCTCGAGTGGCAGCAGGCCGACCGCCGGTCACGCATCGGTGGGATCGAGGAGCGAGTGGCCAGCCTCCAGTCGGAGATCAAGGCGTTGCAGGAGGAGGCCGCAGCGCACAGTCAGATGATCATCGAGATCGCAGCCGAGGCCGCCGAACTGCCCGAGCCGGAGGACTTGGACGCGCTGCGCGCCGAACTGGCCGAGGTCGAGGACTACAACCGGACCGTCCGGGAGAACCAGCAGATCCGCGACAAGACGGCCAAGCAGGACGAGCTCGCCGAGCAGTACACCGCATTGACCCACAAGATCGAGGGGATCGACGCGGCGAAGGACGCCGCGATCAAGGCCGCCGAAATGCCGGTCGACGGGCTCGGCGTGGATGGGTTCGGCGTGACCTTCAACGGGATGCCGCTCAACCAGGCGTCGAGCGCTGAGCAGATCCGGGTGTCGATGGCTATCGCGATCGCGCTGCACTCCGAGCTGCGAGTGGCGATGATCTCCGACGGCTCACTGCTGGACGCTGACTCGCTCGCCGAGGTGAAGCGCATGGCGGCCGAGCATGACACCCAAGTGCTGCTGGAGATGGTCGGGGACGCCGAGTCCGCGGCGCCGGCGGCCATTGTCATCGAAGACGGATCGGTGGTGAAGCGATGAGGCTGACCATCCGCCCGCTCGGCGACTGGTCCGGGGAGCGCACTCCGCCTCACAAGCGGAAGGCTCACAACTTCACTCGGCAGACCGGCAATGGCTGGCAGCGGCAGGACATTCCGTGGTCGGAGACGCTGATTCTCCTGGACCGTGAGCTCGTGGCCCTGGATGCATCGGCGGTGGTGCTGCAGATCAGCGTGACCGAGAGGGACATTCGCCTCGACGGTCAGTTGCGCGCCGATGCTCGGCCATCCGACCCGGCAGTGCGGCTGCTGTTCGACTCCAAGCACGGCCAGCTGACCTACCAGTGCGACCGGTTCGCAACCTGGCAGGACAACGCCCGGGCGATCGCGCTCGGCCTGGAAGCGCTGCGCAAGGTCGAGCGGTACGGCATCACTGAACGCGGCGAGCAGTACAAGGGATGGCTTCAGCTTGAGGCTGGCACCCCGTCCGTGTCCCCGCGAGAGGTGTTCGCCGCAGTGATCGGCCAAGGCGTAGACGCGGCCGACAGGAGTCTGACTGACGCCGATCTCTGGCGGCGCGCCCGGGCTATGGCCCACCCCGACCGCAATGGTGGACGGCGCGAGTTGTGGGACCAGGTCGAGGCGGCGGCCCGGACGCTCGGGCTCCTCGAGAAGAAGGGATGATGCGATGGCTCGCCCCAAGATGACCAAGCTCGCGTGCGGCCACTACTCGGACAACGGCAAGTGCGAGATCTGCCTCGCCCGCGAAGCGATGGAGGCCGCCCAGGCTGCAGCACGTGAGGCCACTGCGAGCCGCCCGGACCCTACGATCCCGGCCCCTGCCGCTGCGGCACCGGAAAGTGTCGCTGCGGTCTTGGGGACGGGTGAGCCGACCGCCGGGGTGTACGACATCCCGGACTCGATCTACTTCAAGGACCCCCTGAAGGCCTACGGCACCGAGTCGCTGTCCGGCTCGTCGGCGAGGTTCCTGATCCCGCCGTCGACGCCGGCGCACTACCGGTGGCGGATGGATCACCAGAACGATCCGACTCCGGCGATGATCTTCGGCTCGGCAGTCCACGCCCTCACGCTGGAGACTGCCGAGCTTGCGATCTTCGAGGGCTCGGCATGGAACTCGGTGGCCGGACGGAAGTTCCTCATCGAACACGACCCGGACGGCGACGAAGCGCCGATCCTGGCCAAGGATGTGGCCGCGGCGAAGGCGATGGCCTACTCGCTGCGGCACCACCAGATCGTCGCCAAGGCGCTGACCAACGGCAGGGCAGAGCAGGCCATGTTCGCCCAGGATCCCGACACCGGAATCTGGCTGAGAGGCAAGCTCGACTACCTCCAGCAGGCCGTCAAGGATCGCCTCGTCATCACCGATGTGAAGACGACGCAGGATGCCTACTTCGGCGAGTTCTCCCGCTCGGCCGCGAAGCTCAGCTACCACGTCTCCGACGCCCACTACGCCCGGATCGTGAAGCTGCTCGGGCTGGCCAAGCGGGTCACGATGATCTACGCAACCGTCGAGAGCCATCCGCCCTACCTGGTCAGCGTCCACCAGATCAGCGACGAAGACCTGCGCCGCGGTGACGAACTCGACCAACTGGCGATCCGCACGTTCGCCCGCTGCCTGGAGACCGGCGACTGGCCGGGATATCCGAACAAGATCAACAAGCTCACGCTCCCGGTCTACGCGGCCCGGAGCGAGGAAGAAGCGCTGCTCAGCGCCGAAGAAGGAGACCAGCAATGACCACCGACAATCTGCCCGCCACCACCGGCCCGTTCGCCAAGCCGGCCTCGCAGGCCACCGCGATCGAGCAGGCGTCCCGCGTCGCCGAGGTGCAGGCCCGAGTCACCGTCGCCCAGGCGTGCCCGCGGAATATGGACCGCGCCCAGATGCTGATGCGCGAGGTCTGCGCCACGCCGGCCCTGGCTAAGCGCGCGTTTTTCTCCTACCCGAAGGGTGATGCGACCACGGTCGAGGGCCCGAGCATCAAGCTGGCCGAGGAACTGGCCCGCGTGTTCGGCAACATCGACTACGGCCTGACCGAACTCCGCCGGGACGACGAGGCCGGCGAGTCGGAGATGATGGCGTTCGCTTGGGATATCGAGGCCAACACCCGCACCACGCGGACATTCATCGTGAAGCACGCGATCGACACCCGGAGGGGTCGCAAGCAGATCACCGAGCTTCGCGACATCACCGCCAACAACAACAACTTTGGCGGCCGGGCTGTCCGTGAGTGCATCTACAAGGTGCTGCCGTCCTGGTTCCGCGAGGAAGCCGAGCGGCTGTGCCGCGAGACCCTGGCCAGCAATGCCACGCCGGAGAACATCGCCGCGATGATCAGCGCCTACAGCAAGGCGAGTGTGACCCTCGATCAGCTGGAGGCCAAGGTCGGCCGCACCCGGGCGAAGTGGACGCCGCAGGACTACGCCCAGCTGACCACGCTCTACCAGTCGCTCGTCAACCGCGAGATCACCCGCGACGAGGCGTTCCCGCCTGAGGGAACCGACGACACCATGGCCGCCCTCGAAGCTCAGGCCACGCAGACCGAGGAGCCGCAGGGCCGACTGGTCCCTGAGGGTGTGCTGCCGATTGATCCGGGTGCGTCATGACGTGGCTGCTGATCCTCGGCGCCGCGTTGATCGTCGGGCTGCTCTTGGTGGCCCGACGGCACCTGACCAAGCGTGGCCAGGCTCGTGCTGCGGCAAGGGCTCAGCGGCGGGCCGACCTCGCGAAGTACGGCGTCTGCTCAAGGCAGTCGCCCACCGGTGGCCACCGATGCCACCTCCCGAAGAAAGAACACGACGAGCACGAATGTAGGTGCAGCTACCGATGGACGAACTGAGCCCCAACATCACGAACGGACATCTCATCTCCCCGGCAATCAGCGACATCGCCGCCGAGCGGGCAACCCACGCCGCGCGCGGATGGACGCCTGAGCACGACGCCGAGCATGGCGTCACACACCTGGTGAACCTGGCTTTCGCCCGTCCAATGGTCAACTGGCGAGGCGGATACAGCCGCGCTGAGCTGGTGAAGGCCGCCTCGCTGCTCGTCGCCGCGATCGAGCTCCTAGACGCGATCGAGAGTGAGCAGTCATGACCGGCCGTTGCGACCTGGACGCGGTCGAGGCGCGCTACTCGCGGGCGCTCGACGCGAAGCCCGGGAAGGGCGAGTACTCGCCGGACGGGATTGCGGCGATCGTCGACTCGCACTGCGACGTCCGCGAGCTCGTGGCCGAGATCCGAGCGCTGCGGACCCAGGTGAGCCGACCCGCTGGCGACCCCACAGATCGGGAGATCGTCGACGCGATCATGAGCCTCGACTGGCCCGGCGTTCTGGAGTGGGGGCCGACGGACGCAGAGCTCGTCACCGCGGTCCGAGGTCTCTACAACCAGCCCACCGAGCCCGCCATCGCGGACGACTTCGCCGAGCACTACGGGCATCTGCCTGTGATGCTGGCCGAGACTGCGCAGATCCTCGCCAGCTACCTGACCGGCGATGAGCGCGGCTGGGACGCCGAAGAGGCCGACCTTGACTTGAGCGAGACCATCGCCTCGGTGCAGCAATACGGCATCGTCAACCCGATCACGCTCGGCACGGACGGACGAGTGCTCGACGGCCATCACCGGCTGTTGTCTGCCCGAAAGCTCGGCATCGCTCAGGTTCCGGTGCGACTGGCGATCATGCCCACCCGCTGCGCGCCGAGCCGAGAGGCGTTGGCGATCACCATTCACCGGGTGTGGCATCGCGCCGAGTGTGAGTGCGTTCTGAGTGACTTGGATGCTGGCGAGCATGAGGCTGTCACCGCCACTGCGGACGCCGTTCAGGCTCTCTGCGCCAGCCAGCGCACCGAAGCTGAGGTCAAGGCCGAAGCGCTCGCACCGATCCATGCCCTGGCGACACAGATTGCCGACCACTTCGGCGACGAGTGGCCCCACACTCCGGCTTGCCAGGGTGAACCTGGTTGCCCCCTGTGCGAAATCCTCTGGCTCAGTGCTGGCGGTGATGAGCAGCCCACTCCCGCGTTCGAGGCGATGGGCCTGCCGACACCTGAGGTGCCGAACGTCGGAGGTGAGCAGCGTGGCTGAGTACAGGATCGACTACATCATCCAGCGCGCCAAGGAGGGCGAGGAGTTCGAGGAGATCGGCTTCGGGTCGTCCGGGGCCTGGAGCACCCCGGGCCAGGCGGCACACATGCTCAGCAGTGCCGTTCAGAACTACGAGTGGGAGACCGAGGCCGGGATGCCCGCCCAGGACGAAATCCGACAAGAGGTGGAGGACTCCGATGCCTGAGACCCGAGAGCAGATCGTCGAGCTGATGGCGCAGAGGGTGGCCGCATACCAGGGGCGCAGCTTCGCCGAGCATGGGGACCGAGGGATTGCCGCCAAAGCCCTGCCCGTCGCCGTTAAGGCAGTCACCGACCGAGTGCGGGATGCAATCGACGAGGTTGTGTTCGATTTGTCGTTCGATGATCGAACCCGAGTGGTTGCGGTCGACGATCTCCTACCTGCACTGGATCGGATCGATGCTGAGCTAGGAGGCGAGCGATGACCGCCCGCCAGACCCGGATCATCGTCGCCCTCTGTGTGGTGCTCGTCTTCGTAGCCACCACCACCGTGCTCAACGCATGGCAAGAGATCGCCGACCAGCTCGCAGCATTGGCCGGTTGGCTGCCTGTGATCGGAGAGGGGCTGCGATGAGCGATGTAGTGACCCGCCTATACCGAACTCGCGGATATGTATGGCAGTCCATGATTCCCGCGATTGACCACGCCATCGCACTGGCCAGAGAGGCCGACTATGAGGCCGAGCGGGCATCCAACGCAGTGCAGGCTGGCATTCCTCCGGCATACCCACCGCTCGTGCTGATGCTGGCCGACGCTGCACCAGATGAGGCCAACTCATGAGCGCCCATCGCGCGAGCCTCGAACAGTGGCACGAGGTCGTCTCCGAAGTGATCGCCGACGGCAACGTCGAAGCGGTCCCCGGGATCCTCGTCTACATGGCCCTGGACGGCTGGGGGCATGAGGCCGAGGAGTTGCGCCGAACACTGATCGAAGCAACACGGTGGCCGTCGCTGAAGCACTGAGCGCGGCATGAACCCCGCCCGCGGTGTCGCCCGCTCCGGTCGCCACTGGTGGGCCTGCACCCGGCTGGACTGCGACGCCTACGAGTCCGGCCATCCGAACCTCGCCATTGCCCTCGCGCGATGGCGCAAGCACGAAGAAGGACACCGACGATGAAGCTCCCGTACTGCTCCCGCTGCAACCAGCCGCGAACACCGGACCAGCTGCGCCGAGGCATCTGCGGCGCGTGTCGCCGGCACCGGTGCGAGAAGCACCAGCCTGGGTCCATCGGCTGCTACTGCCGCCATGGGTGCCGCTGCGATGCGTGCTGTGCGGCGCATTCACGGTCCTGCAAGAGGGCCACGGTCGGACTGTCGCGGATGGTCCCGGATGTCGGAGCCAGGCGTCGGCTCCAGGCTCTCTCTGCCATCGGGTGGAGATTCAAGGATCTTGGGGATGAGTTGGGCATTAACCCGCGCAACCTTCAGCGCGTCCGCGCTGGACGGGCTGGAGGGCACATTCAGCGTGCCACCGCACAGCGGATAGTCGATCTCTACGACCGGCTGTCGATGAAGCCTCCACCAGATAGCAGGTATGCCCGCGAGCGTCGAACCAAAGCGCGCGGTTACGGCTGGCTGCCGCCGCTCGCCTGGGACGACGGCACCGGGCCGCACGGCATCGACAACCCAGCGGCGACGCCGCATCCGATGATAGACGGCTTCCGAAAGCCCGCCGAGATGGCCGCCGAACTCCGCCACATCATCGACACCGACACCCCCGAGAACATCGCTCTACGGCTCGGATATGCGAGCCTCGCCAGCCTGTCGAAAACGCTCGACCGGATCGGCGAACACGCACTAGCTCGGCGCATTGACCAAGGAAGAAGGGCCGCCTGATGGCACGTATTCGGACGATCAAGCCCGAGTTCTGGGGGTCTCCTGAGGTGGCCGCGATGTGCCGTGACGCGAGGCTTCTGACGATCGGTTTGATCAGCTACAGCGACGATGACGGCAGATTTCTCGCGAACTTCGCGGCGATCGCTGGCTATGTATACCCGAACGACGACGACATCACGCCCCGGAAGCTCGGCCGATGGCTCGATGAAGTGGCCGCCACAGGCATGGTCGAACTGTATGAGGATCGAGGAGTCAGATACGGGTATTTCCCCTCGTGGGGCAAGCATCAGGTGATCAACAAGAAGACGCCATCACGGCTGCCACCACCCCCGCCAACGACCTTGTTCGACGCCTGACCACTCCCGGAAAGCTCCGGTAGTCCGACGGTAGTAACACCTCTCCGACTCCCGCCCGGAAGTGGAAGTGGAAGTGGAAGTGGAGAGGGAAAGTGGAACCGGAAGCTCGCGCGCACCTTCGGTGCTTGCGTACCAACTGCTCTTCGAGCAGTTGGATCGAATACCCCTACCGAACTCTGTAGGTGGTACAGACCCAGCTTACGTTTAGCAATTCACCACAGACCGTGCGCGCGAAATCGTGTGCGGTCTTTCGCATGCAAGGAGGAATGAGAAATGGCGAAGCAGAAGAACGTGGCCGATATGCATCCAAGCGAAATGCTTGGTGAGGCGATGGCCGTCCGGAACATCTTGGCGAAGGCTGACCTGAGTTCGTTCGCCGAGATGGACGCGAGGATGCAGGTCATCCAGGCGGACGCCCTGATCAGCATCGCCGACTCGCTGGCCCGGATCGCGAGAGCGCTGGAGGTGGCGAATCATGCCTGAGTTGACGATGCGAGCCAGTGGCGCCGCCGTGTTCATCGCCCCTGCGGGCACCCCACTCCGGGCCAGGTTCTGGCTGCCGACCCGTCGAACTCCAACCACTCGCGGCCGAGACAAGCGCCGCCGAATGGCCACGTTCTTCAACCCTCACCGCGTGCCGAAGAGATGGCGCCGGATCGGATACGTCACCAACATCACTCTGGGAGCTGACCATGCCTGACCTGCTTACCGACGACCAGCTGTGTGAACTCGAAGCGCTGGCCGAGAAGCACCTGCTGAACCCCTACCACGCCTGCGGTGGCTCAGAGACCGAGAACATGGAGATCCTCAACGCAGTGGCGCGTCTCGCGCACGCCGTCCCGTCGCTGCTGCACGAGATCGCCCTGAGCCGGCAGTCCGAGGCGTACGACCAGGAGGCTGCCGATGTCGAGCGGCGAACTCTGCGGGCTGAGGTCGAGCAGTTGGCCCGATGGAAGGCCGAAGCCCTGCTGGTGATGACCGGGCTGCAGGATCTCGGCAAGGCGCTCAACGTGCCTCTCGGATCTCCGATCACCGGCGAGACCGCAGCCAAGGCCGCCATGGATCTGCGCACCGCTCTGGACGAGGAGCGCGCCCGATCGGCCCGCTACGCCCAGCGGATCGCCGACCAGTCCCGCACGATGCAGAACGCGCTCGACGTGGCCATCAAGGAGACCGAAGCGAACGTCGGCGCGATGCTCGATCGGTTGGTCGCGCTGGCCGAGGTTGGCGAGGACGGCAAGACGACCTACCGCCACAACCACGGGCCAATCGCCGACCGCGGCAAGTACGTCGACTGCCCGGCCTGCTGGGCCGAGTCGATCCTGAAGGCGATCGGAGGTGATGAGTGATGGCCCTGATTCCAGACCGCGACCTCACCGCCGCCGCAGCGCTCATCACCAAAGCCGCCGCTCGGGTGGCCAAGGCCGAGCGAGACCTCGAAGTCGAACGCAGGCGCCGTGCGGAAATCTGGCGCGAGCGAAACGAACTGGTTGAGCGTGCCGAGAAGGCTGAGGCTGAGATTGCCCGCCTGGTGCGCGAGGGTGAGTGGGCTCAGGGTGTGGCTGCAGTGACGCCTTGCTCTTGCTCTGCCCAGCGCGCTCGCGCCGAGAAGGCTGAGGCGGCCTTGCGTGATTTGGCCGACCACGGCACCCGTCACGACCTCAACCCCACCATGCCCGGTGGAAATGAGGGGATGACCCATCTGCTGCGCTACATCGAGCGCATGGACCAAGCAGTGCGAGACCGCGCGCGCGCAGCCCTGGACGGTGAGTGATGGCCGACCACCTGACCGAGATGCAGCTTGCTGCTGCTGAGGCTCACGACCTGCTCATGCGCTGGCAGTTGATCCGCGTCCGGCTCCACAACAAGCTCACGATCGAGACGGTCGCTGAGTGCCTGGGCTGGTCCGAGGATGACGTGATCGAAATCGAGAGCGTCACTGCGAACCCGACCCTGGGTGAGCTTCGCCGCTACGCCTTTGCTGTCGGCGCGCTGATGACTCGCGACGTGGTGCCCGAGATCATCGCCGAGCCTGAGGACGGTGAGTGATGGCCCGCCGAGACAAGCACGCCGCCCGCTTCGGTGCCGCCTACACGCTGCCACGGCTCGAGCGGGCACTTGCCAGCTTCGGCGTGCGAGTGGTGCCGTGGCAGACCCGGTTTCTTCGCTACGCGCTCGAAAATCCATCCATCACCTCAGCCGCATGGTTGAGCCGAAGACGCTCCCGAAGCGGGTGGCACTGATGTGTGGCCCGTGCACCGTCCGCGACCACAAGGGCTGCATCGAGCGGATTCCCAGCGATCCCCGGTGGCGCTGCGTCTGCGCCGAGAACCATCACCACGGGAGGCTCGATGAAGGATCTCGCTGAAGTTCTGGCGATCACCTATCTCGCCGCCGGCCTCGCTCTCACGATTTCCGGCCGAATCGACGTTGGCCGCGCCTACACCCTGGCCGGCCTCCATAACGCCCGCATCGCTCACCACTGAGCGATCGAGCATCACCCCACTACCTCAAGGAGATCCCTTGACCACTCGCTCATGCCCGAAATGCAAGGGCCAGTCCCGCGACGGCTTCCTGTGCTACTCGTGCGTTCGCGCCACGAAGAAGGCTCTCGACCGCATCGCCGACCTCTGGCCGGCGCTGCAAGAGACCATCACCAGGCGCGACCGGACACAGCCAGCATCGGAGGTTCGCGCCCAGACGATCTACGGGCCGCTGCCGTTCCGTGATGCACCGTCACGGGTCGCGGCTGAAGTGCGCAACGACCTGGTCGGCTGGGTGCGGATCAGCATCGACGAGCTCGGCGCTGACGTGCCGCGAGACACCATCCCCGGCCTGTGCCGGGCGCTGTCGTCGTCGGCTCACCAGCTGCGCAAGCATGAGGCTGCGGCCGAGTGGGCCGAGTCGATCGCCGGCGACATGGCAAGGATCGTCCGGGCGGTCGACCTCACCGACCGTCGGGCGCCGGCCGGCCCTTGCCCTGAGCGCACCGAGGATGGCGAGCCGTGCGGCGGAGTCATTGTCGCGGTGTATCCCGTCGACGAGCGGGTCTCGCCGTGGATGGAGTGCACCAAGTCAGATCCGGGAACCGACATCTGTGGCGGAGTGTGGGACGCGACCGAGTGGCGATCGCTGGGGCCGCGGATCCTTGCGCGCAAGGCTCAGATCGACGGCCAGAAGGCTCGGCCCAAGGCCGATCTGTCGCTGATCGAGTGGCCGGCCGAGGTGCCGGCCGAGGTGACGCCGATCTCAATCGCTGACGCCGCGGTGATCTACGGCGTCCCACCGGGGACCATCAGGGGGTGGCTGCACGACAAGCGCCTCACGAAGTACCCAATGGCTGCGGGCCTGTCCACACCGGGCAGGCCCGTTACTGTTGGCGTCGATCCTGAGCAAGTGGCCCGGCTGGCCGCCGAGCGCAAGGCAGAGCTCGAGCGCGTGAGGACGAGAGGGGAGCGGGAATGAGCCTGACCTGCACGACTCAGCGGCCAGAAGCAGGACGTCCCACAGGATTGGCTATGCGGGTGATCGTCACCGGCATAGGGTCGATGGTGCTGACGTGCGACCTGAGAATGAGGACCGATGAAGAGACTAATAGTGGCCGTTGCGGCCACTCTGGCGCTGGCCGGGTGTTCGGCGTCCGGATCGCCGGCAGACTCGCCCAAGCCCTCGGCACGCGTAACCTCCGCCGCACCCTCGTCGATCGCCACCACCGCGATCACCGCGTCCCCGCCGGCCGCCCCTGAGTTTGTCGTCACTATCGACGGCTCACACAAGACGAAGGACTTTGACGGAAAGCCGGCGCTCGTCGTCGATTACACCTTCAAGAACCACAGCGAGGAAGGTGCGACATTCATCGTGGCGATCTTGGCCAAGGCGTTCCAGAATGGCGTTCAGCTGGAGTCTGCGTTCGTCGTGGATGACAGGAAGTACAACCCTGGCCAGGGCATGAAGGAGATCAAGCCGGGGGCGTCGATCAAGGTACAGGCGGCCTATGTGCTCGCTGGGAAGTCGGATGTGTCGATCGAGGTGTCTGAATCGCTCAGCTTCGACGACTCACTGATTGCCAGCAAGACCATCAAGGTCAAGTAGGGGCCCGGCGGGTCAGCGCTCGGGCTTGGCCCGCCAGTTGCCCGAGCCGGGCCGATCGTCAAGCCACTTCTGCAGCCGTGCGGCGTCCCATAGCGGCGTGCGCTTGTCGGGCCATTCCTCGACTGGCCGGCGCAGATCGAGCCCCGTCTTGCGCAGCTTGGCCATGCGCGATTGGAAACCTGCCTGCGTGACTCCGGCGAGCTTGGCCGCCTCAGACGACGTCAACGGCCGCCGGCGACTCACCGGATCACCTGGCAGCGACCATCAGGGCTGAGGGTGTAGGCGTCGAAGATCATCGAATCGAGCGGGACGCGGTAGTGCTGCTCGCCGTCGGGAAACTCGTCATCGAGTTCGGCGGCATCCTCCGGCACGCGAAGTTCGATGATCGCCTCACCGAAGCCGGTGGGATGGCCGTTCGGCCGGGTCGATGCGCAGGCGGTCGGGCCATCCAGTGCGCCGGCGCGGAGGATCGCCTCTGCGGCCTCGACGGTCGTGCGGTGGTAGAGCGTGAGCATCGGGCGATCCTTCCCGGTAGTGGTCACTCCGCGAGATCCACGGAGACGTTGAGGTAGGCCTCCTCCTCGCCGATGTACTCGCCGCGGTGGAGCTTGGACTCGAGGTCTTCGCAGACCTGCAGCACCTCGGCGGGAGCCTCAGGGTTGAGCGACTTCAGGGTTTCGGCGATCGCGTAGCGGTCGGCCGTGGTGGTGGTCGGTGATCGCGTAGGTTCCGGACATTTCAGGTCTTCTCTCTGGTGGTCTCGCGGTGTTGCGATAGCTCAATGATGACGCGTTAGCGCGTCATTGTCAACGGGTTGATCGAACGAGTTTCCTCCTGGGCCATCCAGAAGCCGAGCCGCCAGGCATTGACGCCCTGTCGGCGCGTGGCTCGGTCGACCGACAGGGCGAACCATGGGCGAAGCGCGAGAATCAGCCACGCGGGCCAGTCGCCAGCTGAGCGGGGCAGGGTGCCGTCCGCGCCATGGTCGTAGCCGTCCATGCCGAGCGAGCGGACGAAGACGTCCGGCGACTCGTCGGCGGTCGGTCGGTGCCAGCCGGTGCCCGACCATGCGATGCGGGGTTCCGGCTTCAGTCCGGACCAGAACGCCCGGAGCGTGCTCGAGGCGATGTGGGCGGCGCGGCGGATCCGCCAGGCGGCCGGGGTGCGGCCGGGAACGGCGGTGCCGGGGACGGGCGGCGGGTAGCTGTGCAGGTTGGGCATGGTTGGCTTCCTCTCGGGGTTGTGGTTGGTTGCGGGTGGTGGTCTTAGGTGGTCGGCAGTGCTGCGGTGGCGGCCCGGTGGCCCTTGATCTTGTGCCAGGGGATTCGGTCGGTCCACGAGTAGTCCGTCTCGACGGTCACGGACTTGGCGCTGGCACGGACGACGCGGCGCCACCCGCTGAACTCGGTGCGGACGATGTCACCGGGGCGGACGGTCTGCGGGCTGTAGTCGCTGGCCTGGCCGGCCTCGATCTGGTCGGCGCGGATCTGCTGCCAGTAGGCCAGCTGATCGGCGAGCTCGGCGCGGCGGGCGGCGTAGGCCGTCCGGATGCGCTCGGCCTCGTCGGGCCGCGGTGCGCGGTACTGCTCCGGCTCGGTGGCGGTCGCGCTGTACCAGCGCGGCGCGGTCGGCTTGCGGTCGATGGCGCGTAGGTCGGCCTCGAGTTTGGCGATCCGGTTACCGACCGTGGCCGGGTTGTAGCGGGCCGCTGTGGTGTGCGTGGCGGCGTCGGCCCGGCGCTCGGCCTCCTCGGCGTCACGCGTCGCGACGACGGCGCGCCCGGTGGCGGCGTGCGCCCTCTCGATCGCGGCACGGTGTCCGCGCTCCGAGTGGTGGCCGATGAGGATCGGCTGCCCGTTGTCGGGCAGGCGGTCCAAGGCGGCGCGCTCTCGATCCCAAGCGGTGCCGGCGGCGGCGGCCTTGCGGTCTGCCTTGGCCTCGAGGGCGGCCACCCGATCGGCCTGCCGGGCGATCTTGTCGGCCTCGACTTCGGCGGTGGTGCGGATCTCCTGCGAGATCTCGAGCGCGACCTCGAAGCCGGCGGCGCGTAGTGCCTCGGCGGTGCGGTTGATCTTGGCCAGTTGCGGCAGGCGGTCGCGGGAGTTCGGCACGAACCACGCGCCGATGCTGCGCCCCCAGCGCCAGCCGGCAGCCTTCAGAACCTCGGCGGAACCGTCACCGCGGGCCGTGCCCTCGATCATGGTTCCGGCCTCGTGAGTGTGAGTGATGGTCAGCATCGCGCTGCGCTCCTTTCGTGCTTCGGCTTGTCTCGTCAGGCCGCCGGGTGCCACCCGGTCGGCGACGCCTTGCGGCGTTTCGACAGATCGGATCACCTCCCAGGTCACAGCCAGATCGAGCCGTCGGCGTAGACGTAGACGAGTTCGGCGCCGCCATCAGCGAGCGGGGTGCGGATCACGACGAACGACGAGCCGACGCCGTTACCGGAGTCGTCGGCCGCCCACTTGCACGCCTGCTGCTCGACCACATCCAGATCCGGATCGGCGGTAGCGGCGGCGTCCAGCATCTCCGAGCCGTCTTCGTACTCGCACGCGGGAATGGTCGGGTCGGCCATCATCGCGTCATAGAGAGCCCGGCCGGCCGGCCGCGTGCCGTCGTGCGCGGCATAGGTGCCGGTGGTGTCAGTGGGGACGCTGGCCTGCGCTGCCTGCGCTCCAGTGAGGGCGATGGTGGCGGTCAGTGTGGCGGTGGTGATGATCGCGGCGAGCTTCGACATTTCAGTGGTTCCTCTCGGGTGGTGGCTTGTCTCTTCAGGCGTCCGGTAGCCGACCGGGGCGCGACCGCTCACGCGGTTTCGACAGGGTCAGCAGGCGCGGCGGGCGGGTGTGCTCGGGGTGACGGGAGTGTCATCAGCGAACCGGCGGCCGACAGGGGCGGCGGTGGCATCGAGACTCAGGGTTGAGCGCTCTAGCCATCGGCGAGCGACCTGGCGCGGCGTCTCCCAAGAGAGTTGCTGGCACGTCTGCACTCCGGCGTGATCAATGAACATCTCGCCGTCAACGTCGAACCCGATGAGGCTGATAGCCCACCCGATCGCGTGCTCTGAGTAGTCGCGCTGGCAGATCACGCCGCAGCACGACCACTGGCTATTGCCGGTCGCGTGGTAGCCATCATCCATGCCGTCGAACCGGCTGGACTCGTAGCGGTCGCAGATCGCCCGCACAGTGCCGTAAGCCGGGCCGTCTTCCCATCGGACAGACAGCCAGCCGTAGGCGCTGCCGCGATCCATCGTGACGCTGAACCGGACGCCGGGGAATGCGCGCCGGAGTTCGCTCCGGAGTGCTGCGGCGGTCTCTTTGGTGGTGGCGCGAGTCGCGGCCGGGGTGATCGTGGTCATTTCGGGATCCTCTCGATGCTGTGTTGCGGGGTCGGGGTGGTCAGAAGCCGACAGCTGCGGCGGTAGCGGCGTCGGAGTCGCCTAGCCAGGCGTCGAACGTGAGGCGCGGGTTACGCGTCCAGAACCACAAGAGTTCTTCGGACGCGTACAACTCGGCGCGGCGGGCCGGGCCCGTGAACAGCGAGCGGGCCGAGATCCCGGCGAGGCGAGCGGCCGGCTTCAACAGCTGGCCGTTGCACTCAGCCTCGGCGGCCAGATACTGCAACTCGATCGACTCCCGCCACATGGCCAGCAGTGCGGCGCGGGTGGTGCCGGTTCCGCGGTAGCCCTGCCGACGGGTGAGCTCGCGCTCAGCCCAAGCGCGGACCGTGGCCGCGTACTCGGGAGCGCAAAGCTCGGTGAGGGATTCGGTGTCCCATTCCGCGGCGCGCTCGCCGGATAGGTCGATCTCGATCCGGTAGCGGCGGCCGACGGTAACGCGAGTGCGCAGGCAGCATTCGTAGTAGCGGCGGCCATCCTGGGAGAACCGACTAGCGCCGTGGTGGTAGCGGCGGCCGACCAAGTCGGAGTGTCGGCAGTGCGCGTAGCGGCGGCCGGCGTACTCGGTGGTCTGGCTGTCGGTCATTGCCCTGAATCTCCTGCGGTAGTAGGTGTGCCGTTGTGTCCATAGTGACGCGCTAGAGCGTCACTGTCAAGTGGGATGTTGCTGCTCGGTATGCCATTGGCCGTATATGCGCCGGCGCTATTGGCCCGCCGAGTGGCCGGCGGATTCGATGGCTTAGCCCTGGCCTATGTGGTGGAGCAGCGATGGCCTGGCGATGGGTGAGCTCATCGGCATGCCGGGGTGAGGTGTGGGGGCAATGCCGGCTGAGATGCCGCGGAGTGGCATGGCGGCGGATGCCTACCCCATCTCCCACCCGCCACAAACCCACGCATTTTGAACGAAAGCCCTTGTCACAGCCCGTTCCGCGCCCCGAAAACCCAGCTGACCCCCGGGGGGGTGGATACCGCCGCGTGCCCCCTGCCTCTCCCCCCTGACCCGTGAACCGGGGTTGCGCGCGTGCGCGCGCGAGAACACCCGCTCGATCGCGACACGACGGATTCTCAGAGAGGGTGGTTGACAAGTGCCAACAAAACCCGTGCTAGGCTGCGGCCGTCAGGCCGGATTGCTCCTCTGTGGAGATCCGGCCTTCGTCGTTCTCGGCGTCGAGGGGGTGATCCTCGTGGCCAAGAGCAAGTGCAAGCCGAAGCCGAAGCCCAAGGGTCGGTGACCTCGGGAGCCTGGGGCGGCCGTCGCGCCGCCGAGGCTCTGGATCGAGTCAAGACGGTCGGGCGGGCGAAGAACCTACCGTGCTTCATCTGCAAGCTGCCAATCGACTACGACCTCGAGTGGCCGGACCTGATGAGTTGCAGCGTCCAGCACATTCGGTCTCGCAAGGCTTACCCCGAACTGACGTGGGTGCCGAGCAACTGGGCGGGCGCGCACCTCACCTGCAACTCGGCGGCCGGCGACGGATCGTCCGATCCGTACGATCTCGGCGCCACCTCGCTCTGAGTGTCTTCCACTGGAAACACGGTCTGGCCCACCGTGGCATCGAAACGGGCCGCTCAGTCTGTGGGGGTCAACGTCAGCAAAGCCCCGTCGCCGGGGAGCCGCACACTCTCCCCGGATCGCATTTTGTCGCAGCGAAGGTCGGGCTGGATGGTCCGTGGCGGGTAACGCCAGCCCAGACGGGGCGTGCTTCCTTTCTCCATCCACCTTCAACCCGATCTGCCCCCACAGACTCGACGCCAAAGAGGAGGGTCGATGCTCCAGGAAGAGATCACGCAGGCCGCGACCAAGAACGCACGGATCCTGTTCGTGATGGATCGCCCCACCTCGCTCGTCCTGAGGGATGTGGTCAAGACGATCACCGAACTCAACCTCGGCAGTGAGGTTCAGCAGGTCATCCGGACAACCGGCCTCGAGCGTGTGCGCTTCAAGAATGGCGGCGAGCTCATCATCCGCTCACCGCGCCATTCGTCGAGCCGCGGCTTCTCCGTCGATGTCGTCGTGACGGATTGCCTGCCCGATTGGGAGCGGGACCTGCTCACTGCGTCTGCCGACAGGTAGGCGATGCTCGATCTCCTCCTGCCGATCATCGCCCGCGTCCTGGCCGACCACGACGTCGAGGATGACGGCGTGGCGTTGGCTCTCGCGAATGCGATTGAGGACGCGCTGCGGATCCAGGAGGACTCGCTGTTCGAAGCGCTGGTCCGTTCGGTGGCCAAGCATCGCGCCGAGCAGAAGTTGGTGGACTCCGACGAGGCGCTGGTCGTCGCTGCAGGGCAGATGGCCCGCAAGATCGACGCCGCCGATCTCTACTTCCAGGAACTTCTCGACGAGGCCGAGAGCAAGCATCAGCGTCCGCCGAGTCAGGACAACGTGAGTCTGCCGACGTTCCTGAAGTTCCTCGAAGCGATGGGCATGACGCCGGCCGCACGCAAGGCTGTCGCCGCGGCGGCGCCGGCCAAGGGGGGTGCTGGTGGCAGGATCGCAGGCTTCCGCCAGCGCGAGCAGCAGTCCCTCGCTGGCCAAGCCAGCTAGCGCACGCAAGCGCTCGGGAGATCCCCGAGTCAAGGCGTCGGTCCGGCCGGATCCGCGAAAGCGCGATCGCCGGAAGCTCGTCGGCAAGACCGTCCCACGGATCTTCACGCCACCACTGGCCGAGGGAGCGCCGGGGCCCTGCGGCTGTGGATGCGCGCTCACCGAGGCAACCACCCGCGGGTTCGCGGCCGTCGAGTTCGCCGAGGAGATCTGCAAGGTCACCCTCCGGCCGTGGCAGCGATGGCTTCTGATCCACGCGCTCGAGACCCTGCCGGACGGCACCTACCGCTTCCAGAACATCCTCGTCCTGGTCGCTCGCCAGAACGGCAAATCGACGCTCTCGGTGGTGCTGTCGCTGTGGGCGATGGTCGCTCGCGGCGTTCCGGTCGTGCTCTCCACTGCACAGGATCTCGACACCGCCGAGGAGATCTGGCAGGCCGGTGTGAACATGGTCGAGGAGCTGGACGACGAGGAGCAGCCCGTCCGGCCCGACCTCTACGAGCTCAAAGAGCACGTCTCTCTGGTCAACGGCAAGAAGGCGCTGGTCATGTCGGTCGACCGGCAGATCTCGCGCTGGAAGGTCAAGGCTGCTTCGCGGAAAGCCGGACGTGGACTCTCCGGCGACCTGATCATCCTCGACGAGTTGCGCGAGCAGCAGAACTGGGAAGCCTGGTCGGCGATCACCTACACGACGATGGCCCGACCGATGTCGCAGGTCTGGTGCTTCTCGAACGCCGGCGACATCAGTTCGGTCGTTCTGCGGCACCTGCGCCTATCCGCTCACGAGGCCCTGGGCGATCCGGACGGCGCAGTGCTGGCCGAAGCGGAGCGGATCGTCGCCGCCGAGGCCGAGCGGTTGGGCGCTGGTCTTGGTGGCCCCGACGAGTACGACCTGAAGCAGGTTCAGGACTCCGACCCCGACCTGGCCGACATCGAACTGGATGACCTCGAGGTCGATACCGACGACCTGTTCATCGCCGAGTGGTCGGCCGCTCCGGATAAGTCGAAGTGGGATCGCGATGGCTGGGAGCAGGCCAACCCGTCGCTCGGCTACGGCGACATCACCGAGCGCAAGATCGCATCCAAAGCCAAGTCCGACCCCGAGTGGAAGTTCCGCACCGAAGCGTTGTGTCAGTGGCCGGACGGGGCGATCGAGGGCATCTACCCACCGGGCGCGTGGGAGGCGATCGGCGTCAAGCGGGAGCCGGGGGAGCCGCTTGGCGAGGCGGATCGGATCGTCGGCGACGTCCGGGCGGCGTTCGATGTGGCGATCGACGGCTCGAAGGCCTATATCGCCTGGTGCGGGAAGCGGGCAGACGGCGAACTGCAGGGCGAGATCGTCGCAGCTGCACCGTGCGCCGCTGGCACCGACTGGATCGGCAAGTGGCTGTTGGATCACGCGGGCAGGATCGAGGCGGTGTCGGCGCAAGGCCGAGGCTCCATCGCGTCCGACGTGCTCACCCGCCTGCAGACCGATCCGAAGTTCACTATCCCGATCACACCGATCGAGGGCCCGCGTCTGACCGCGGCACACAGCAGGGTCTCGGAATGGGTGACCTCGAAAAAGGTCAGGCACCTCAACCAGGGCCCGCTCAACGACGCAGTGGCCGGCGCGAAGCTGAAGCAACTCTCTGGCTCGCGGGTCATCGACCAGTTCAAGTCCACCGGCCCGACAGCCGCGGCCATCGCGTGGGAGTTCGCGGTGTTCGAGTGCACCGAAACGCGCTTCGTTCCACCGCCACCCCCGCCGCCGAAGGTGCTCAAGGCTGAGCGTCCCTCCGGCCGGCGCTCCACCTCGCGTGAGTTCGATCCCGTGACGTCCGGCTTCTGAGAGGAGGTCTGCAAGTGGCAGGTGCTCCGATCACCGAGAATGGCGCGCTGCGTGAGGCCGGTCAGTTCTGGACGCTTCCTGACGATGAGAGCACGCCCGAGATCCGCTGGCCCGAGTCGGTCAAGGTGTTCTCTCGAATGCGCCGCGAGGAGTCGCAGGTCGCCTCGGTTCTCCGAGCCGTGAAGATGCCGGTTCGCCGGACGCCCCGCCGGATCAACGGCGCTGGCTGTCGGCCCGAGGTGGTCGCGCTGGTTGCGGAGGACCTTGGGCTGCCGATCGTCGGCCAGGAGGACAGTTCACCGCGCCGGACGCGAGATCGTTTCAACTTCGCCGACCACCTTCGCTTGGCACTCACCGCCCTCGACTACGGGCACTCCGTGTTCGAGCAGGTCTACCGGCCGACGCCCGACGGACTGTTCCGGCTGCGCAAGCTGGGCTGGCGACCGCCGCGAACGATCTCGCGCTGGGATGAGGCGGCCGACGGCGGTCTGGTCGCGATCGAGCAGGACATCCTCGGTGGGAAGTCGACCCGCCTCGAGGTGGGTCGCCTGGTGGTCTACAGCCACGAGCGCGAGGAGTCATGGATCGGTCAATCGCTTCTTCGGCCGGCCTACAAATACTGGCTGCTGAAGGATCAGTTGCTCCGTCTTCAGAACCAGGCGCTCGGTCGCAACAGCATGGGCATCCCGGTCTACACCGCACCCAAGCTTCCCGAGGGCGTGCAGATGACGCCCGAGCAGGCGCGGGCATGGATGCAGGAGCAGATCGACGCCGGACTCGAGATCGCCAAGAGCACCCGGGCGGGAGACAGCGCCGGAGCCGCACTGTCCAACGGCGCCACCCTGGCCTTCAAGGGTGTAGAGGGCAAGACGCCCGACCCGCTGCCGGCCATCAAGTACCACGACGAGCAGATCGCCCGAGCCGTTCTCGCTCACTTCCTGAGCTTGGGCGACAAGTCCTCCTATGCGCTCGGCGTCTCCTTCCAGGACTTCTTCACCCTGTCGCTGCAGGCCGAGTCGGATTGGTTCGACGACACACTGAACGCGCATGTCGTCGAAGACCTCGTCGACGTCAACTTCGGCCCCGATGAGCCCGCCCCCCGCGTCGTCTCAGACCGCATCGGCGCCGCACTCACCGCCGAATCACTCAAGGCCCTGTACGAGGCAGGCGTCCTGACGCCGGATGAGCCGCTGGAGAACTTCGTCCGGCAGGGCTACGGCCTGCCTGTCCGTGATCCGTCCACCAGTCGCACTCCATCCACGGAGCCGGCACCCAACACTGATTCGGAGGTGGCCAATGCCTGACGAGCACAAGGTCCAGACTCTCGACCCCACCAGGCCCTGGTACAGCTTCCAGGCTGCAGCCGGCACGCGTCGCGCCAAGGTGATGATCTACGACGCCATCGGCGGCTGGTTCGGCATCCAGACCTCCGAGTTCGTCAAGGAGCTCAACGACCTCGACGTCGACGAGATCGAACTGCATCTGAACTCGCCCGGCGGTGCCGCCTTCGACGGCATCGCGATCCACAACGCCCTGCGCCAGCACCAGGCCAAGGTGACCGTCATCGTCGACGGGCTGGCCGCCTCGGCCGCGTCCGCGGTCGCGATGGGCGGCGACGAGGTCGTCATGGCCCGCGGGTCGTCGCTGATGATCCACGACGCGTCGGCGATCGCGTGGGGCAACGCGGCCGACTGCCGCAAGACCGCTGACGTCTTGGACAAGCTCTCCGGCAACTACGCCAAGATCTACGCCGCCAAGGCCGGCGGAACGCCCGGCGAGTGGCGCACGGCCATGCTCGCTGAGACCTGGTACGACGCCGACGAGGCCGTTGAGGCTGGTCTGGCCGACCGCACCGACGACGAGGCTGAGGCTGACGCCGAGGCGATGGCCAGCTTCGATCTGTCGATGTTCACCTACGCCGGGCGTGAGAACGCACCGAGCCCGAAGGGTCCGCGCAACCCCATCCCCGCGACGGCGCTGGGGCTCGGATTCCCGCCGCCCGGGCTCGGATGGAGCGCGATGTCCACGCAGGCGAACACCATCGCCGCCGCCCGGGTGGACATCCACCCCACCAAGACTCCCGTCTCGTCCGAGCCGGGTGAACCAAACCGGAAGGAGGGGACTCTCATGGACCATGAGAAGTTCCTGGCCGACCTTCGCACCCGGCTCGGCCTGAACGCCGAGGCCACTGCGGAGGACATCCTGGCCGCCCTGGATCAGCGGACGGATCCGCCCAAGGCGACCCTGCCCGAGGGCATCGTCGCGATCGAACAGACCGCGCTCGACGAGCTCAAGGCCGATGCCGCTGCTGGCCGCGAGGCCAACAACGCCCAGATCAAGCAGCGCCGCGACGGTCTCGTCGCGCAGGCGCTTCGCGAGGGCCGGTTCAGCGCCACGACTGGCGAAGCGATCCGCGCCCAGATGGAGGTCGACGAGGTCGGGGCAGTAGCCCTCATCGCCACCTTCGCCAAGGACAGCGTCCCGGTGACCGAGAAGGGCCAGGGCAGCGACCCTGAGGCCTCCACCGAGGACTCGCTCTACAACAAGGCGTGGCCGTCGGCCGCGCAGAAGGAGGCCTGATCATCATGGGTCAGCACGTCCACCTGTTCGCTCCCGGTGCCGCCATCACCTACACCGCCAGTGCCGCCGTCTCTGCCGGCAACATGGTCGAGGTGACCGGCGACCGCACCGTCGGCCCCGCTGGCGCCAACTCCATCAAGTGGGTCGGCACCGCGGCCTTCGACGCCGCCATCGGCGAGAAGGTCACCGTCCTCTCCGGCGGCGTCCAGAAGGTTCTCGCAGCCTCCGACGTCACCGCAGGGGATCTCATCGTCTGCGCCGCGAGCGGGAAGGTTGCCACGCTCGCCGCGGTCACCACCCCGACCGCTGCCGACGTCACCAACACCCGAGCGATCGTCGGTGTCGCGCTCACGTCTGTGGACGTCAGCGAAGTCACCGATGACCGCATCCAGGTCAAGTTCGAGCGCTGAGGAGGCTCACATGTCCTACACCTACCCTCCGGCGTCCGCTGACGTCGCATCGGATCTCTCGACCATCGAGGTCCACCAACTGATGAAGTCGCCGACGCTTCTGCGGAAGCGCCTGCAGGAGATCCTCTCCCAGCGGTACATCGCCGACTTCCTGCTGGCCGGCCGCTTCCAGGCCGTCGGCGGCTCGATCCTGTACGAGACCGGCGAGGAGATCTTCCCCGCCGACTCGGCTGAGGCGATCGCTCCTGGTGGCGAGTACCCGCTGACCGTCCTCACCTCCGGCGAACTCGCCGCGGCGAAGACGACCAAGTGGGGCCTCGACTCCCCGGTCACCGACGAGTCCATCGCTCGGATGCAGATGAGCCCGGTCAACAAGGCGCTGCGCAAGTTGGCCAACGGCAACATCCGCGACGTCGACGGGGTCGCGCTGGCGGTCATCGCCTCCAAGGTCACCCAGACCCGGTCCGTCACCGCCGGTGGCACCAACACCGGTGCATGGTCGACCGACGACGCGATCATCGAAGGCGTCCTCGCCCTCAAGGCGTGGGCCGAGGAGCAGAACGTCGGCTACGAGTTCGACTACAACACGATCGTGTTGAAGCCGACCCAGTTCGCCAAGGTCGCCGGCAAGCTCATCACCGGCGGGCTGTTGCCCAAGGAGTCCCAGAACGCCATCCTGTCCGGCGTCATCCAGGACTACATGGGCCTGACCTGGACCACCTCCACGCACGTGCCGTTCACCAACCCGATCCTGGTCGACCGTGACCAGCTCGGCGGCATGGCCGACGAGAAGCTGGGCGGCCCCGGCTACACCGGACTCGACGGCGTCGAGGTGAAGACCATCCGCAAGGATGAGAGCGACAGCTACCTGGTGCGCGCCCGCCGCGTCACCGTGCCTGTTGTGCTCGAGCCGAAGGCCGGCCTGATCATCACCGACACCGGGATCTGACCAGCATGGCCGAATTCAAGGTGACCGCTGCGGCGGTCGTCGCGAAGGTCGAGGACGCACGGCGCGAGGTGTACTTCTACCGCGGCGCCGTGCTTCCCCCGATCGTGTCCGAGGCGGAGGCTCGACGGCTCGTCGCTGTCGGCCTCGTCGCCGAGATCACGGACGGCCCGAGCGCGCCCGAACCGCAGACGCCGCCTCCGGGCAACGCCAGCGGCGACGGCAAGGCTCTGGATCCGTCCGGTGATGGCGGTGCCCCCGTCGAACCGCAGACCCCGCCCGCCGGTGACGGCGCCGAGGTCGACATCGACGGGCTCACCGTTGCCCAGCTGCGGGACTACGCCAAGGCCCATGAGATCGCGCTGAACGGTGCGATCTCGAAGGACGACCTGCGGGCCGTCATCAAGGCCGCCAGCCAGGCCACGCAGGCCTAAAGCAGGAAGGGGGTGGGGCGATGGGTGCACTTCTTGCCGTAGACGATCTTCCCGGCATCGACGCTGTCGAAGCCGGCGAACTGATCGACGAGCTCGAGAGCCACCTGTCGCTCCACTACCCGGCCATCTTCGACCTCGAGGATCCCGAACGCCAGACGGCGAAGGCGCTGCTGAAGCCTGTTGTCCGCCGCTGGCACGAGGCCGGAACCGGCCTCACCACCACGATCACCACGGGCCCGTTCGCTGAGCGCAAGAGCGGCGGCGGCGGGCATGTCCTGTGGGAGCAGGAGATCACCGACCTGCGGAAGCTGTGCGGCATGGCCACCGGCCCAGCCCGGCCCCGCGGATCGTTCCCGCCCCCCGAACCGATCGCCGACCTGTTCATGCGCCGCCCCAGCTGGCCGCGAGGCGAGTAGCCACCATGGACGGCCGCCCCGAGTCGTGCGCCATCTACGGCGGCGCGGCTCTCCCGAAGGCACTACTGGCCCCCGGAGATGTTGGCTACGCCGACATCTACTGGCGCGGGATTCAGGCCGAAATCATCCAGCCCGGCCAAGCCCTGGTCATGCGCGGGCAGAACTGGCTCATAGAGGGCGTGGCGCTATGGCTGGGCAGTCCTGGAGGCATCCACGCGAAGGTCCGCGAGTGTGACTGCGAAGGCTCAGTATTCAGTCGAACCAGCACCGCCACGGCGTTCGGAGTCACGCACGCCACTGCCGAGCAGGGCACTCCGTTCGTCGGCGTTCTCGGCATCGCGCTCTCCGACGAGAAGGGCGGGATCGTCTCATCGCTGGCGGACCTAACGCCGGCTGGCCACTGGGCCGGGGCGGCGGGGGACCTGATCGTTCTTTCCGACGGATCCCGATGGGAGCAGCAAGGGGACGTCACCGAGAGGACCACTGCTGGCGGCACCTGGGCTGGCCGCAAGTCGCGGCTTCCTGTTGTGCGAGTGAGGAGGATTCGCGATGGCGCGGCGCTCGTTCAGTAAGGTCCTGGCGACCTTGCCGGGGGTTCAGGCGGCAGTCCACCAGACGGCTCGGAGGGTCCGCGACAACGCGAAGGCTCTAGCAGTGGGACACGGCAGCCTTCCTGAGGTGATCTCCCTCGAGCGCCCCAACGAGTATGACGTCGACGTCGTGCTCGACCACCACAATGCCCTCTCAATCGAGACCGGCCACATGGACAAGGTCTTCAACTCGGGGTTCGTCCCGGGCCTACACATCATGCGCGACGCCGCGCTCATCACGAGAGTTGAGTGATCCACGATGGCCACTGTTCAGCATCCGTCCGGCACCATCATTTGGAGGGTCGAGGATCCGGCCCCGTACGTCTCGGTCGGCTGGGAGGACATCACCTCGAAGTCGACGCCGCTGGAGAAGATGACGATCGCTCAGCTGCGCGACTTCGCGGATGAGCGAGGCATTGACCTGGGTGATGTAACCAAGAAGGCCGACATCATCTCGATCATCCGCGAGGCCTGATGTTCCTGGCCATGCCGTGGGTCCATGACCGACTCACGGCGAGGTTCGACGCGCCCGATACGGCAGACAAGATTCTCGTCACCCCCGAGATGGACGCCAACATCAACCGATTCCCTGCCCTGGTCTGGTCATTGGTGATCAGTGATCGGGGCGACATCACCGCCGGAAACCTCACCCTCAACCTGCTGTGCAAGGCCGAGGAAGCCGAGGCCTTGATTCAGGCGGTGGCCGACGAAATCGAGTCCTGGGAGACACCCGGGCCGGCGCTGTCGGTCGACCTACAGACCTTCACCCAGAACCCAGCTTCTGCGGTGTCGGAAGAGATCAAGCAGTACGTCTTCGTCTACTCCCTGACTTGGGATAACTAGGAGGAAAAATGAGCGTCAAGAAGTCTGGCCTCATCGTCCCGAAGTTCGGGGCACTGTTCACTGCGACCGAGGGAGCGAGCCCGCTCGCTGTACTCGACGAGTTCACCAAGGCCGCTGGCCCGACCACTGGATCGTGGAACCACTGGGGCCACCTGTCCCGCGAGAATCTGCCCGAGCCGTCCTCGGATGGTGGCGACACCACCAGCTACTCGACGTGGCTGGAGATGAACACCGACTCGGAGACCGAGGAGTCGGTCGACTCGGTGACCTACTCGCTGGCCCAGCTGGACGCCGAGACGATCGCCGCGGTGTCCGCACTCAACGGCAAGAAGGTCTCGATGGTCGAGCTCTGGTTCTACGGGACCAAGCGGTTTGCCGGCTGGTGCCCGTCCGTCAAGGCTGCAGTCTCGGGCCGCCCCGCCGCCGGCGGCACCGATCAGTACGCCGAGATGAAGCTCACGCTCACCATCTTGACCCCGACCATCAACCTGGTTCCGCTGATCAACGTCGAGGGCGGCATCGCTCCTTGGCCGACCCCGGAGGCGCCGAACACCCTCTACATCGACGACACGGCGTTCGTCGCTGCGGCGGCCTGATCATGGCTGCTGCTGCGGTGAAGAAGTCGGGCAAGAAGCCCGGCAAGAAGCCGGCCGATCGACAGGCTCCGGCACCGAAGCGACCCAAGGTCGATCCGGACGTTGCCAAGTGGGTCAAGGAGGCTCCGGAGTTCCGGGACCTGCGGCGCCCCGCCGCCCGGGCCCGCGCGCTCGTCCTGATGACCAACATGCAGGAGAAGGGCCTCCTCGACGAGGCTGGATCCGTACAGGTCAGCGAGGAGGAGGGCGTCAAGGCCTTCGCCGAGTTCATTGCCGACATCGACGAACTGCTTGGCGAGCTCGGCGGGAAGCCGTACATCGCCTACATCGTCGATGTGCCGATGGACGACATGCTGCAGTTCCGCGTGCTGATCGAGCTGTTCGCGTCGCGAGTGCTGCCGGACCTGGGAAAAGGCTAAGCCTCGCCCGACTGGCCGATGGTGCGGAAGTTGAGCTTGTTGCCGACTTCCGCGCCATCTACCACCTTCCCTGGTGGGAATCGGTCGAACGTGGGGATCCTGACGAGATTGCCGCTCTCGTCGCAGGACTGAGGCTGCGGCCCGACTCTCTCTATCGGGCCAGTGCGTTCACAGAGAATCCGCCGGCGGCCGGCGGCGAGGCGCGCCGCGAGTTGGGCTGGCTGGGTTGGGACCAGTCTTCAGCGCTTCTCCTCGATATCCGAAACATGCTCGCCGGCAAGCATCGCCTCGCGCCGCCGCCATCGGCGACGCCATCCGATGACGAGGACGAGGAGCGCGAGCCGCCGAGTCCGATTGAGCAGCTGATGGCCCTTCGTCGGCCGAAGCACTGAACCAAGGAGGGGGTGTCGTATGGGCTACGTCGATCGCGTCGCAGTGAAGGTGTGGCCCGACACCCGCAGTGCTGATCGAGATATGCGTCGCTTCACCGAGAAGCGACGGGAGACGGTTATCCAGGCCGTCCTTGAAGCAACCCGGGCGAGGGCAGAGCTCAAGAAGCTGGAGAACTCCCGTGCGGTCATGGACCTCGACGTCCGAACCGCAGCGGCAAAGGCGAAGCTGGTCGAACTCAATCGGCAGATGGGCCTCGACACTCAGAAGACGGTTGAGATCACGGCGGACGTTCGTGCTGCCCGGCTGAAGATCGCCGAACTCCGGGCGCAGCTTGCTCGGACCAGCGACAAGGACGCCAAGCTCGAGATCAGGGCGGATGTCCGGGAGGCTCGGGCGAAGATCGCTGAGCTCACCGCCCAGCTTGCTCGTACTCGCGACCACAAGGTCAAAGTCAATCTGGAGGCCACCGAGGCGCGCCGCGAGTTGCGCAAGTTGGAGAACGACCGGAAGGTCGTACTCCAGGCGAAGGCCGAGACCCTGAATGCCCGACGAGAACTGATGATGGTCGCTCGCAAGCGGATCGCCGAGATCTGGGTGCGAGTGAACTCGTCGAAGGCGATGGTCGACATCAAGCGCATGGTAGCCGGCCTCTCGGGCCTCAACATGCTCCGCCAGTGGCGTGAGTCGCTAGTCGGCCTGGTCGAGAACTTGCCGCAGACCATCTTGAAGGTGACTGCTCTCGCCTCGGCCTTGTCGCTCCTAGTTCTCCCGCTGATGAGCGTGCTCTCTGCGATGGCGCCCATCGGCCGCTCGCTGAGGGCCATTGGGCCGGCGGTGCTCGGAGTGATCCCGGTGTTCGCTGGCATGGCTGCGATGGTCTCGGTCTTGGTGCTGGCCTTCAGGAATCTCCGCAAGACGTCGTCGATCGAGGCAAAGCGGTTCCTCCGTGTATGGGATGGCGTGAAGACGAAGTTCGCTGGAGTCAAGACTGCCGTTCAGGACGCATTCTTCTCCTCGGCCTTCACCTCTGGATTCAAGCACCTCACCGACAAGCTGCTGCCGGATCTGCGCAAGGGCTTGGCCGTGGTGGCCACCGGTGTTGGCGATCTCGGTTCGGCGATGATGCGCGCCTTCACCAAGGCCCTCGATGACGGCAAGCTGGCCAAGTTCTTCGCCAACCTCAAGTCTGGACTGGACAGGTCGAGCCCCGGCTTCGCCGCGATCACTGGCGCCCTCGTCGGCATTGCGACCGAGGCGTCGAGGCTGTTCCCGAAGATGGGTGACTGGATCTCCGATCTTGGGCGGCGCTTCCAGTCGTGGGTGTCCCACACCGACATCGCGAAGATCGTCCACACCGCTGCGGTCGAGTTCGGCAACCTCTGGCAGGCCACGAAGAACCTGGGCGGCGTGATCGCAGGCATCTTTGCAGCGATGGATACCGGCAAGTCGACGGGCCTTGCGGGGTTCGCCGACACTCTCGAGCGCGTCCGGAAGATCGTCTGGTCGAAGCGATTCCAGGCTGCGATGTCCACTATCTTCGGCGGCGCAGCCATCGGCGCCGAGGCGCTTCGAGACGCACTCGGGCCCATCGGAGATGCCTTCGAGCGCATGGCTCCGACGCTGCGCTACCTTCTCGGTTCGGCCGGCAAGATCGCCGCGAAAGTCCTCACTGGCATCGCGGATGCGCTGGCCACGCCAGCTGCGCAGAACGGCATCCAGGCGGCGCTGGATGGCGTGGCCGACATGATCGACAAGATCCCGTGGGACCAGGTTGGCCGACTCGTCGGATCACTGGGCAACCTGATCGGAACACTGGCACCCGGCCTGGGGGACATCCTGGCCATCGTCGTGCCCGTCCTGCCCGACATCGTCGACGCAATCATTGCCCTGCTTCCATCACTGCTGGACTTCGTCAAGCAGGTGCTCCCCCTACTGGTTGATGCACTGGGCGACCTGCTCCCGATCATCAAGGACCTCGCCCCGGTGATCGCCTTCCTGCTGACCGTGGCCGCCAAGGTAATCGCACTCAACTGGGGTGGGGTCACCGAAGCGCTTCGGATTCTCAGGCCTGTTGTGGAGAAGCTGGGTGACGCCTTCAGCTGGGCCAATGGGCAGATCGACCAGTTCGGCGGCTTTGACGGCGCGGTGAAGGAGTCTGGTCGCCGGTTCGCCGACTGGGTGATGAACAGCTTCCTCCCGTTCGTGAGGAGCATTCCGGGCTTGATGTGGCAGGAACAGCTCAAGATCACCGAGGCGTTCGAAGCCCTCCCCGGCATGGTGGTCTTCGCCCTGTCGACCCTTGTGACCCTGGTGGTTGACGCCTTTGGCACGATGTTCATCCAGGCGGGAATCATCGTCGAGAATGGCATCGCCGCGATCGCTGGAGCACTCGGCCAGCTTCCGATGCGGATCGCCGTGGCCGTTGGCCTGCTCCCCGAAACCTTCCCGCGATTGCTCATGTCGATGTTCGCGATCGCGCAAGGCGTGACCGAGATGCAGCTGTCCGCTCTGGTCAATCTGTTTGGGGGACTTCCGCTTCGGATCACTCTCGCCATCGCGCCTCTTGCTGCGCAGTTTTCCGCATCGGTCCGGCGGGGCCTCAATGCGGGGAACACGGCGGCCATCGCGGGGATCACGCAGATGGTCAACACCATCTCTCAGACGCCGATGAGGATCATCCTCGCGCTCGGCACCAACCTCGGCAAGCTGCTTTACCCCGCGGGCAGGTCCATCATGAACGGACTCTGGGCGGGAATGACCGCGGTCTGGGCGACCATGATGAGTTGGATCAGTGGCATCGCCCAGTGGATCCGCGACCACAAGGGCCCCCTCAGCTACGACTACCGCCTCCTGCAGCCCGCAGGCAAGGCCATCATGGCTGGCTTCGGCGACTCGCTGGCGGCCGGGATGAGCAAGGTTGAGGCCTTGGTCTCGGATTTCGCCCCGCGGGTGTCGGCGAATGTTCGAGTGGCCGGCGATGGCAGTGGCTCAGCTTCGGCTGATGGCGTCTTCTCTCCATCAGCCCTGGCCGAAGCGCTGGCCGACACGCTGGAGGCGCGAGGGATGTCCTGGCTGGCCGTCAGTGACCGCGTCTCGGCGGTTCGAACTCTTGCCGAGGAGATGGCGTGACGATCGCTCTGCGAGGAAACTCGGACATCACCTACACCGCCGATGGCGGCATCAGTGTGGCGTGGCCATCTGGAGTTCAGGCCGGCGACACGGCATTGCTGTTCACTGCTACCAGCGGTGGACGCAAGCCGGCCACCTCGGTCCCCGCCGGATGGACTTTGCTCCGGTCCAACTCTGCTGGTGAAGCTATCTACGGCAGGCTGATCATCACCCCGGCCGACCTCGCTCTGGCGGTGCCCGTGAATGCGGTCATCTGCGGCATGGTGGTTCTGTCGGGAGTGAGTGCGTTCGGAGCCACATCATCCACGGGAGGCATCACGCTCCCTGCCGCCTCTGGAGCGATCATCACCTTCGGGCGCAGGAACGAGTCATCCCCGGCACTCACTCCACCGACAGGGCGCATCTTCGCGACGGACGCGATCAACCCGAAGTACTCGTCGTACAAGGTGAAGAAGAAGACGCACTGGAGGAAGCGCCGCTACAACGCCTGGCTGCAGATCCCGGGAGTCGCCGGCTTCGCCTCCATTTCGGGTAGCTCCGACGCAATGATGAGCGTCGAACTCATCGCTGACGTGCTGCCGGCGGCCGACGCCTCAGCGATGACGCCCACCACGCTGACCCCCGCTAACGATGCCACTGCCGAGGCTGGACAGATCGACTTCCTTTGGGCCAACCCGACCGCATATGCCGAGCCCTTGTGGTCCCTACATCAGCTGCAGCTGCGTGCTGTTGGTGCCGCGACGTGGGGCTCGGTCTCGAGCGGGACATGGACTCCGGGAGATGGTGATCGAACCGAGGTGGAGAGCGCGGCGACGGGCTCGCAAATCTCGTCGGTGCTCGATAGCCTCGCGGCCGGCACCTATGAGTGGCGGATTCGCGCCCAGTTCGCCTCGTCGATTTGGTCAGCATGGTCGGCCACTTCCACCTTCACGGTCGTGGCGCCGCCGGCGGTCGGCGAGGTGGCAGTGGAGGCCTCACTGACCCCGGTTGTTTCCTGGTCGCTCGCCTCCGGTTCCCAGAGTTATGCGCGAGTGATGGTGCGCGACACCCTTGGTGAGCAGGTATACGACTCCGGCCTGCAACCGACCGATCTCGGCTCGTGGGTCGTGCCGATGCAGGACTGGGTCAATGGAGGCTCCTACCTCGCGGCGGTGACCGTCATGAGCGCTGACGGGATGCAGAGCGCCGAGGTGGAGTCCTCACCGTTCGTCGTCGCCTGGACGCCGCCTGAGGCACCGGCATCGCTGACCCTCGCTGATGGGCGCCCGCCGCAGGCTGTGGTTACCGGCCTGGCTGGCGCCGCGCTGCTGCGCCTGGAGTGGCTGACCACCTCGGGCGCGACCGCGACCGGCGTCTGGCCGGTGACGGCCGACACGATGACGCTCGACCTCCCACTGCTTCCCTACGCGGCCGAGACCACGGTGTCAGCCTTCCGCTCCGACGTTGACGGGACGCTTTGGTCGGCGCCAATCACTGCTGACGTGACGTCCTACGACACGAGGTCTTACCTAGTCGATGACGAGATGGGCAGCTGGGTCGAGATCACCATCGCTGAGGATGATGGCCTCACTGAGGCTCAGGCTGTGTCGGCCTCCTATCCGCTTGGCGAGTCGGAGGCGCTGGTACTCCGTTCGGACCGGGCTGGCGATGCCGGTGTGGTGACCCTGCTGGCTCGAACGCTGGCCGAGAAGAAGCAGATCCGAGAGTGGCTGAGGGATCGCGGCACATTCTGGCTGCGCTGGACGCCCGAGAAGAACATGATGCTCGGCGGTACTCTGCAGGACGCACCCCCGACTCGAATGGCCGCGGTCAGTCCGTGGCGTGAGCAGCGGGTGAAGCAGAAGGCCATCCAGCATCGGACCATCCCGATCTCGTGGGTGGAACGCCCGTGAGCCGAGAGGTTCTGGACATCGACTGGGAAGTCCTCTTCGCGATGCCCGAATGGGCTGAGCAGATGGCCTCCCTCGACCGAACTGTTGCATGTCGCGTCGAGGTGATCGACCCGGCCGGCATCGCGATCGGCGATGCGCGGATCGACGCCGGCACAGTCACGATGCGCGGCGGAGGCTCCGAGATGTGGGTCGCCGACCTGAGCGGATCTGACCCTGACTGGTTGCCCATGGATGAGAGCGATGCACTCGACTCCCGTTCAGGAAACCGCGTGCGGGTGTGGTGGCAGGAGTGGATTCCCGCCCTCGGCGGCTGGGCTGAGGGTCCGGTGATGACCGGTTGGCCGCACAACCCGAAGGTTACGGATAGCCGCACCCTCTCCTGGTCGGTCACCGTTCGCGACTCGCTTCTCGAAGCAAAGCGTGGGGGTTACGGCGGCGCCGTCGTGGAGCTCGGCGGCATGACTGTCGACCAGGCGCTGACCAAGTTGTTCGACGTCGTGGCGCCGAAGCTGGACACATCATTCCCGCTTTCGTCGGTCCGGCTCCCGACCACCTACACCCTCGGCGAGAATGAGCCCGACAAGGACTGGACGGCAATCGCAGCGATGGCTGGGTGGACGGTCTGGTCTGATCGCGAGGGCGTGATCGTGGCCGGCCCGCTGAAGGCCGCTCGAGCCGTGGACTGGTCGGAGGGGCCCGGCTGTCGCATTACGCAACTCGAGCGGTCAACTACAACGACCGACATCATCAACCGCGTCGTCGTGCGCTCCACCAACTCCGACGTCTCGCCAGCGATCACATCCATCGCAGAAGACGATGATCCAGCTTCGGCCACCTTCGTCGGGAGGCATGGCCCCTGGGAGCGGGTCATCGAGTCCGATGCGATCGCGTCGCAGCAGGCAGCGGACAACCTCGCCGCCGCTGAGTTGATCGCCGGGCTGCGCCCAACGTCGGAGGTCACCGGGAAGGCAACCCCGCGGCCGGATCTCGGATGGGGTGACCTGATTCAGCTGGGGCGGGACCGCGTCGGCATCTACGGCCCACACATTCTCACCGAGTTCCGCCTGACACTGCCAGCACCGAACACCGCGCCGGAACTGATGGCGATCACCGTCTCTCCGATTGGAGTATCTGGCTGATGGGCGAAACTATCCGCTCGGCGAAGGCGGCCAAGGCCGCCTCGCGAGCCGCGACCCCCTCGAGGTACTGGATCGGCGTCGTCACCGAGATCATTGACGCCACGCACTGCCGGGTGTCCTCGGCCGAGAAGAACGTCCCGTGCGTGGTGCCTGCCAGCCTCCTCGTAAGCGAAGGTGCGACAGTCCAGATCCGAGTGCGAGGCAACGACTACCTCGTTGACTCGGTGCTCAACGGTGAGAATCAGCCCAAGGATCTTCTCGACCAGATCGAAGCCCTCACGCCGCCGCCGCCCGACACTGAGGCCCCGAATCGGCCGTCCGAGGTCGACCTGACGTCCTATCCGTCCATCGTCGCTGCAGCATGGAATGGCCTCGATTACCTTGGCGGCGCGATGCCGGCCGACTTCCATCACGTCGACGTGCTGGCTGAGAACGTGACTCCGCCGACGAAGTACGCAGGCCGGATGTCGCACGCGGGGCTCATTGCCCTGGTTGCCGAACCTCACTCGACGATGTACGTCTCGCTGGTCGCCTACGACGAGAGCGGCAATGCCTCGCCGCCGTCGACTCCGACATCGGTGGTCGTCAAGAGCGTCCTGGATGACACCGATCTGGCTGCCCGACTGGCCACCTCGCCGCGCTTCTACACCTCACCGGACCATGAGCCGCCGGCCAGTGATGTGCCGGAGTTGTCGTGGTGGGCGAAGGCCGACAGCACAGTTTGGCAGTACAAGGGTGGCGCGTGGATCGAGCAGTCCGGGTCGCTGACTGGGAGCGTGACCGCCGCACAGATCGCCGCCCAGATTCTCGCGGCCGTCTCGGCCACCTTGGGCGATCTCTCGGCGAACGCAGCGACGATTCAGGCGCTTTACGCACAGGGCTTCACCGCTGCGACTGCGGTGATCGGCCAGGTCGAGACGGATCGGGTCAAGGCTGGGGCTGTCGACTCGATGGTGATCACCTCGCCGACGGTCCGGTCGGGGGTCGACTTCCCGCGCTGGCAGTGGACGCCGCTGGACGGGCTGACGATCTACGACGCCAACGGCGCGATCCTGGTCAACCTCTCCATGTCGGAGCTGTCGACATTCAATGGGCGCATCGCGGCATCCGAGCTGATCGCCTCCGGCGTGGCGCGCCTCACCGCGCCGGGGAACCGGATCGAGGCCGGCGGATCCTTGATCCTTGGCCAGGATCAGGATTCCCCGGCGTCGGCGCCGACGATCGCCAACGCATATCCGGTCATTCGGCTCTTTGGTGAGGACGGCGTTCCGGTTCGCGGAGCCGGCTCGGTGTCGAAACTGGCCGACGGACGCTGGCTGTCCATTCAGAACCTGCGGACCATCCGGTTCCACACCGCCAGTGGAGCCTGGATCAGCACCCTGCCCATCACTGGGGACTATCCCACCGGCGACTACGGCCACAGTTCAACAGTGATCGGCGACTACGCCTACGTGGGTGACCTGGTCGACGGAAACCTCAGGTTCTATGCGATCAACCTGACCACCGGGGTCCGCACCCTGGAAACCGATCCGCCCACGGGCACGGGCACGGGCCGGTCGTTCTCGGGCGATATGGCAATCGGGACCGATGGGACCCGGCTACTGACCGGCACCATCACCACCGTCAGGCGGTTCACGATCGCTCGCTCTGGTGAGCAGTTCACTGTGACCTTCGCCGACTACAAGACGGTGCCATTCCTCGAAACCCCCACGGCAATCGCTGGCGGCACCTTCGACCTCGGCGCAGACTCGTTGCTGCTCGCCGGCGGAACCGTCGTCAGGGCGTTCCCGGTGTCGACGATGACTGAGAACACCGATGCTCGATTCCCGGCGCCCGACCCCAGTGATCTTCCGAACAACGTTGGGGCATGGTGGGTCGCCTACGGATCCACGATCTACGTCTGCGACGGAGTCACCTGGTCTGGCTCATCCGCTGAGCGGGCGATCGACGCGGCCTACACCTATGCCAGCCCGTCCTACGAGTCGAAGAAGTCGCCGACGACTACGGCCACGATCAAGCGGCGAGCCAGGGTCAGGATCAACGCCCCTCAGTGGGCGCCGGGATCGCCGAACTCGAACGTCGAGCTGCTGAAGTTCTATGCGGCGGCGACATCCGGGGCGGCGCTCTACCTGCAGGGCACCAACCACCTCGGCTACGTCGAGTTGCTTTCGATCGCCGGCGCCGGGAGTACGCCGCCGGCCGTCAACACTTTCCCGCCGCAGGCAGTCGCGAAGATCACCAACGACGACGAGACGCTGGTGATCGCCGCCGACGGCACGGTCAGGTCGAAGCTCCTCGAGTCGAAGATGACGAAGACGACCACCGGTCACTCGGCGGCCGGCGGCGCGTTCGCTGCAACCACGTTCACTCAGGTGACAGGCTTCGACCAGGTCGACCTCGCGAACGCGCCCGTCTCCCTCGATGGAGCGACCGGCCGCATCACGATCCTCGAGGACGCCTTCTACGACGTCGACTTCTTCACCCGCTGGCCGAACTTCGGCTCTGCATTCACTCGCCTGTCGCTGATCGCGGTCGGCACTGCCTACAACGGCCGGCAGATTGCGATCGAGGGCCATGGTGCAGCCAACTGGGAGTTCCAGACGGCCCGGGCCCGGGGTGAGTGGCTGACCGCGGGAACGATCTTGACGCTGTGGATCTACTGCGGGACGAGCTCGACGCTGAATCAGCCGTCCAACCCGACCGCGAACCTGACCATGATGACGAGCGTCGCCATCCGGCTCGCCGGGAAGGCGTGACGCCGATGACCACCATCCACCCCCTGGAGGCCTGATGCCCAACACCCCCGCATCGAAACCAGCCTGGTGGCGTCAATGGATGATGCCGATCCTGGCCGCAGCGATCGCGTTCCCCATCGGCGTCCTCGCCCCGATTCCCGGCAAGCAGCCGTTCGTGGACGTCAACGACGCGATCCTGATCGCTGTCCTGGTCGCGGTGGGCGGGTTCCTCGCCCAGCTGTATCTACGGATGGGCAAGCTCGAGGACAAGGTTGCTCAGCTAGAGGCTGCCCGCTCCGAAGCGCTCGACAAGCTCGGAGCGGCGGCGAGCTTCATCAACCGGATCGGGCTATGGCTGGCGAAGGGTGCTGTCGGCCCGATGCCGCAGCCGCCGGCGCAGATCCGGGACCACATCGACGCCGAGCTCTGGGAGTCGGACGCTCCCGGCGGCACCGACTGACCTGACCTACTCCACTTCAACCCTCTGGAAGGAGGGCATCTCGCCATGCCCAGAACTCTGAACATCGAGTCGATCCTGCAAGCTCAGGACGAGTTGATGGCTGTCAAGCCGGCGATCGGCTACACGCAGAACGCCATCGGCCGCCGGAAGGTGGTCGACCCGAAGACGATGACGTGGCGGCCGGGTAGCTCGTCGGACTGCAGCTTCATCACCGCCTCGGTGATGATGGTCGCCGGCCTGGTGTTGTCGGGCTGGCAGAAGATCGTGCTCTACTCCGGCAACATCATCAGCGTGCTGGTCTCCACGGGCCTGTACCGGAAGATCGACGTCCGCCGCTACAAGACGCTGCCTGCGCTCACCGCGGTGCTGCAGCCGGGCGATGCGATGGCCGGCCCTGGCCACGTCATCAGTGTTGGCCGCGACGGTCGGTTCCTGTCGTGGGAGCACGACGAGCGCGGCAAGAGCACTGGCGGCAAGGACGGCTGGCAGAAGGGCGAGAAGACCGGCTGGCGCGCCCCGTACATGCGCTCCCGCGGCTGGACGTCGGTGGCACGGCTGATCCCGACCGCGGAGTTCTTGGGCCAGATCCTGGCCGCCTACGCGAAGGGCAAGAGCTGGGCGAAGCCCCTGTCCCTGTTCGGCGTGCGGGCGCCGGCCGATGTGAAGCTGTGGCGGCTGTTCCTGGCCGAGCTCACCCGCTGGACCAACGGTGTGCAGCCTGACTACTCCCCGCGGGTCGTGTCCGACTCGGGCCACGCCTACGTGGTGCTTGGCGGGACCGTCGCGCAGATGCGGAAGCGTCTTGCGGTGGCGCTGGAAGGGCTGCAGCTCAACCCGAACTCGGTCGTGGTCGTCACCGGTCGCCCGGTGCGCGAGGGCAAGACCGAAGCGATGTGGATGCGCGACTTCCTGCGAGCCGCTGGCATCGCGGACGAGCGGATCCTGACCGAGACGAAGGCTTCCTCGACGGTCGGGAACGCCCGCTACAGCCTGCCGATCCTGATGGCCTGCAAGATCACCTCGGCAACCCTGGTCAGCTACGACTCCCACATCCGGCGGGCCCAGTTGCTGTTCCTGGCTGCGCAGCTGGCGATCGAGACGGCCGGCTCCGGCACCCACCCGACCGGGATCAGCTGGACGACCCCGCTCGCCTACCCGGACAAGCATGTGGCCGCGACCAAGGCCAGTGCTGCCACGCGGGCCGCGATCGCGGAGGGCATCGCCGCGGTGATGGGCCTCACCAAGCAGTACCAGGCCGCGTTGTAGATCCAACTCTGGCCCGCGCCGACTTGGAAGTTCGGGCCGACCATCCAACCCAATCGCTCTGGAAGGAGCACTCATGGATATCACCGTTGGCTCGACGCTCTCTTGGGCGTGGCCGCTGATCCTGACCGCGATCGCACTCGTGCTGACGTCGGTCGTCAACCAGCCCTCCTGGTCGCCGCAGGCGAAGAAGCTGGCCACGATCATCGTCGCGGGCGTCGTCGGCGCGGTGTACGCGATCGCCGCGGGGTTGATCGCTGAGGTGCCCGATGCCTGGTCGCAGATCGTGACCCGGCTCATCGTTGTTGCAGCGATCATCCTCGTCTGCGGGCAGGCCGTCTACCAGTTCCTCAAGAGCCCGCTGACCAAGATCGAGTCGGCGACCGCGATCACGCCGGCGCTGACCACTGCCGAGGGCGACGCTGAGGATGTGTCGGCCGATGCTGCTCCGGATGTGGCTGATGACAGCGCACCCGAATCCGCTGATGATGTGGCGGCTGTTGCAGCTGACGCCGCGCCCGAGTCCGACTGACCCCAGAGAGGAGACGCCCGATGACCGCCTTGTCGTCCCCGACGCCGTTCGTGTCCGCGACCCTGTACCTGGACCAGGACAATCCGCTGCATGCGGAGGCTGACGATCTGGGCGTCTCTTCTCTTCCGGCCGGGTTGCGGTTCCATGCTGGCGGCCTGTCGCTTCTGGCCACGCTGGAGACGGTGGGTGGCCGTGAGCGTGCCGTCTGGTCGGTGTCGGCCGCCGACACTGCCACGTTGCCGCGTGGTGGCCGGTGCTGGATTGGGATGCCGGACGGGTCTGGTGAGCGTCAGGTGGCGGCCGGGCCGGTGTCGGTGCTGGATCATGGCGAAGCGTCCGGCGAGTCCGGGCTGTCGTTCCGGATAGTTGTCGGCCCGACCGGCCAGTCCGCCTACCAGGCCGCCGTCGATGGCGGATTCGAGGGCACCGAAGCCGAGTTCAACACCGCGGTGGCCGGCCTCACTGAGGCTCGGGATCAGGCGGTCGCAGCCCTGGCGCAGATCGACGCACTGCTGGCCAACATGCTGGCCAAGAGCGCGAACTTGTCCGACGTCGCCTCGCCGGCGGCGGCCCGGGCGAACCTTGGTGCGGCTGCAGCCAGCCATCAGCACGCACAGTCGGACGTGACCGGGCTGGCCAGCGCGCTGGCCGCAAAGGCAGACCTGGTCGACGGCGTGGTGCCGACGTCGCAGATCCCGGCCCGGGCCCTGGTGAACGCCGTCCCGGTCACCGGCGAGGCGGCGATGCTCGCCCTCACGTCTGCCGTGGTGCAGCCGGGCGATATCGCGATCCGCTCCGATGGTGGCGGGACGTGGATGCTGACCGAGCCGGATCCGTCGGTGATCGGTTCGTGGGTGTTGATGGCCCCGCCGACGTCGGAGGTCACCAGCGTCAATGGCCAGGTCGGCACCGTGGTGCTGGGCGCCACGGATATTGGTGCGGCGACACCAGCCGAGGTGGCCAGCGCGGTGGACGCTGTCGAGGTCCTGGCTGCTGGCTACGCGGCGTCGGCTCAGGGGTCGGCCGAGTCGGCGTCGAGTTCTGCCGGATCTGCGGCCACTTCGGCTGCGGCTGCTGAGACGGCGCGCAGCCAGGCGGTGACCGCGAAGACGGACGCTGAGACGGCCCGCACCGACGCGCTGCAGGCGAAGGTCGACGCCCAGAATGCCGCGGCCGCTGTGCCGTCGTGGTGGGCCGGGACGCAGACGGCCTACAACGCGCTCGGCTCCTACGACGCGACCCGGCTGTACGTCATCACGGCGGCCTGACCGATGCCCGTCCTGAACACCGCACCGGGCGCCCGGCTGGGCACCGTCCCGGTTCGGGCGCTGTACCGCGGCAGCCAGAAGATCGCCGGGCTGCGCAACCTGGCGAACAACCCCAGCTTCGAGTTCACCACGGGTGACGTTGAGGTGCTGCGAAACTACGTAACGCACCCTCGCGCAACGGCATGGACACTCTCGGCCGGACAGATCGGCTTTCAGAACACGCGCTGGGGAAGTGAAGGCGTCTACGCACTGCTAACCGGCATCACTGGCGGCCCCTGCGGCATCACCACGGCGGCGCAGTACACAGTGACCACGGCTCGCGCCGGCCACGGCTTCCACCTGGCCGGCAACGTGGAGGACCCCACTCCGAGCGCGACATCGACATACCCGATGGCAGCGGGCACGACGCAGACGTTCTCCGTCTACTTTCGCAAGACCGGCGCATCCGTCAACATGCTCCTACGAGTCAGGCCGGCCGACGCATCGGTCTGGCTCGCCGGAGCGACACAGGTCAGCCTGGCCTCTACCAGCGACTGGCAGCGAATCTCCATCACTTTCACCGCTCCGGCTGGAACTACTCGGGTCGCCATTTCGATGAACGCGAACACGATGGATGCCGTAGGCGATGTCTACCAGGCGACCGGGTTCGCGATCACCGCGACCCCCGCACTCATGCCCTATTTCGATGGCTCATACTCCTCAGACTCTGACCTCACCGCGGCTTGGACAGGAACTGCGAACGCGAGCGTGAGCACCCTGCGCGGGGTGTGGGATGGAGCTCATACCAGGAACGGTGGCGCGATTCCTGTAGCCAGTGCCCAGTGGGCTTCGAGCGGAGCGAAGTCCCTTCGAGTAATACCATCTGTCAGCAGCGGCGACTCTGGAGTCTGGGTCGCGGGGTCCTACAACATCGACTCTCTTTCGGGGTATGGCGTCACCTTCGAAGCGGGCAAAACCTACACCGTGCTGGCCAAGTGCCGGCTCGATGGGCCAACCACTCAGCCCAACCCGACCTACCTGGACAAGCGGTCGATTCAGGTCATCTACAACACGGTCGCAGGCTGGACCGGCGCTACCTCCCGCTACTCGAACCAGGCCCCGAACGCAGCCGGAGAGACCATCTGCGTCGTGACCTTCACCCTCCCCGCCAACGCCGTAGGTTGCGGAGTGCGGCTGCGGAATGGAGGCTCGATTGGCCAGGGTGACGTCTGGTGGGACGACCTGATGATCGTCGAGGGCACCTACACCGGCCCCTACCGCGACGGACGCTCACCCGGCTGGGCCTGGGAAGGCACCCCCGACGCATCACCCAGCTACGGCCTGAACTAGCACCCACCACCCACAGCGGCCCCGGCCTCTCACCCGAGAGACTGGGGCCGCTATTTCTGCGTTCAGGCCCACTCCTCGCGCCAGCCCGGCCGATCACGCCACCGCCCAGCCAGACCACGCAACTCAGCGCACGGCCACGGCTCCCCGCACACCACACAATCCCGCGAACCCCGACCCGGCGAGTGCATCGACGAGATCGTCCACTCGGCCTCCGTCTGGCGGTTGGCACGCAGGAAGTCACCCAGCGCAGACGCAGACTCAGGGGACAGGGTCATGGAGGCCAGGGTAGAAGCCGGCGGCGACAGTGGGTCTAGCCAACCACCGGGAGCGAGTAGGTCACTTAGGCTCGACCATTGGCTAAACCTACAGACCCCGTGCCTTGTCAGAGCGGATAGGCGGGGGATTATGAGTCCCCTGCTCTGACCGGCTGAGCTACCGCCCCCAGTGCCGTCCGCGAGTCACGGTATCGGGACGCTCGCTCGAGCGACAAACGATGGACGGGCGTGGCGAGCGCGAGTCTGACGCGAACCCGAAAGCCCCCGGCGCCGAGGGAGTGGCCGGCACCCATCGTCCGCTTGGACAAGGAGCCCGCGACAACGGTTCATAGCCGTTTGACAGGCCGAATCCCAGTGTATACAGTCGTGTGCAGCGGGAGATCTCCCGCATTCCAGGTCGATGAGAGGTGCGTCGTGGCGCGGTGTGACATTTCGGTAGCCGCCCACCGATGTATGGCGGCACCACTGCGGCTGAGCTGACCTCAGCGGCCGCGGGCTGCGCTCAACGTCAGCCCAACTGACCTGTGAGCTGACTCCTCAAAGCTCACCAAGACGCCGACGCGTGCCCGTCCGAGGCGCGCTCTTTGCACGCAACTCCACCGAGTGCGGCTCCGCCGCGCCCTGCGACACCTTGTCGCGCACCCAGAAAGGCAATCATGAGTTCGGCACGAACCCAGAACCCACTGCGAAGGCTGGCCAGCATCGGCCTGTCGTTCGCAGTGGCGGCCACCACGACCGTGGCCACGTCGGCGCTGTCGGTCAGCACCGCGCAGGCGGCGGACACCTACTACCCGTGGGCCAAGGTGGCCAGCACCGGCGACTACCTCGCCGACGCCTACACCGGCCTGGAGTCCGGCCACGTATTCGAGAACGTGACCACCGATCGGCTGCTCGACATTCTGTCCAGCAACGGCAACTACTACATCGCCTTCGCCGGACCCGAGCACCCGGCCAGCCAGGCGCTGCTGCCGGTGATCGACGCCGCCGCCCGCGCCCAGGGGATCACCAAGATCTACCACTTCGACCCCTACGTGGACGGCTACCAGCTCGACTCCACGTTGAAGAACGGGGTTGCGGACGTCACTGGCGGCAACTCGACCAACTTCCTGGCAGAGGACGGGGTTTCGACGACTCCAGCCAAGATCAGCGATGTCTGGAAGCTGATCACCCAGCTGCTGCCGGCCAGCACCATCGCCTCCGGCGGCGCCCTCTACGACTACGCCGGCGACACCGCGGTGCTGCTGAACGTGAACATCACCAACCGCAAGAACGTCGACAGCGGCAAGACCGTCACCCCGCTCGCCGAGCTCAAGGATGCCGACGTTGCCGCCTTCAACGCCGACACCGGCTCGGTCAAGACGGACGCCGTCGCGGCGCTGAACACCGCCTTCACCGGCAAGACCTCCGCGGTCCGGACCCAGTTCGAGTTCTTCTCCCGGCTCTACAACGCCTCGGCCACCAAGACCGAGACCGCGACCGCCGCATCCGCTGATCGATTTGGCAGCGCCGTGACCATCTTCGATCCGGCCGACTATCCGAACGCATCGGACTTCAAGCTGAAGTCGATCGACGTCAAGGAGCTGTACAACCTACTCAACTCCACCGGAGAGTTCCCGATCCTGTTCGCCGGCCAGGGATGCCACAACACGCAGGCGATCATCGGATCGGTGGCCAAGCGGGCTAAGGAGCTGAACCTGCCGGTGGTCTACGTCGTCGACTTCGCCCTGGACTCGAACGTGAAGTTCGGCACCGGTGACCTGATCGACACAGCCTCGAAGAACAGCGCCACCGGCGGCCTGTGGATTCGTTCGGGCAGCGCGTCGCTGGCTACCACCAGCCCGTACCGCTACGGCTACTCCTACCTGTACGGAAAGATCGCGGAGTACTTCGGTCCGAACTGGATCACCGAGAACTCCTCCAAGAAGAGCAACTCGGTGGCGTACTACCCCAACGCGGTGCTCGGCGAGACCTCGACGACCAACCCGTTCGCCGTCGGATTTGATCCGGCCACCCAGAAGGCCAACGCCACCCGGCTCCAGGTGCCGACCATCGTCCGCTACAACAAGGACGCCGCAAACCCGATCGTGGGCGAGTGGCTGCACAAGGACAAGGTGGCCGACGGTGCCGACCAGACCTACACCGAGTACATGCTTGAGCTCTCCTGGGTGCGCGGTACCGATCTTGCTAAGGCCGATTCCTCTCGAGTTGGACGAGATGGCCTGACCAAGGCCGAGTTCGGCGCGGAGGCCGTGGCCTCGCTGGATCGGGTGCTGACCCACAACGGCACCGTTGTTCATCAGTTCAGCAATGCTCCGACGCCGTGGATCGAAGGCACCGCAGCGGTCGGCCAGCAGTTGATCGCCAACCTGGAGACCAACTGGAGCCAGTCGCCGAACCTGGTCTACCAGTGGCGGGCCAACGGGGTGAACATCCCCGGTGCGAACGCCGACCGGTACACGCTCACCTCGGCCGAGAAGGGCAAGAAGATCACGGTGACGCTGACCGGGTCCCGTCCGGACTACCAGACCACCACCACGATCTCCGACCCGACGGCCGCGGTGGCGTCATCGCCGTTCACCACGGCACCGATCCCGACGATCTCGGGGACGGCGCAGGTCGGCCTCACTCTGACCGCCGATCCGGGTACCTGGGAGCCGACCGCCACACTTGCCTACAGCTGGAAGGCCAACGGCAAGACGATCAAGGGCGCGACCGCTGCCAGCTACAAGCTGAAGGCGGCTGAGGGTGGCAAGAAGATCACGGTGACCGTGACCGGCTCAGCCGCGGGCTACGTCACCCAGGCGAAGACCTCGGTGCCAACAGCAGCTGTGGTCAAGGTGTTCAGCAAGACTCCGGCGCCCAAGACCAAGGGCTCGGCCACGGTGGACGCCACCCTCAAGGCGAGCATCAGCAAGTGGAGTCCGGGTGCCAAGTTCAGCTACCAGTGGCTGGCTGACGGTACCCCGATCCTCGGTGCCACCAAGTCCAGCCTGAAGCTGAACCCGACTCTGCTGGGGGTGAAGATCTCCCTCAGCGTGACCGGCTCCAAGGGTGGCTACGCCTCGGTGACCAAGACCTCGTCCGCCACGAAGGGTGTTGTCGCAGCCAAGTTCAGCAAGGCGCCCACGCCCAAGATCACCGGAAAGGCCACGGTCGGCACCGTGTTGGGCATCAAGCTCGGCACCTGGTCGCCCAAGGCTGGGGTGGTCTTCAGCTATCAGTGGTTCGCCGGAGGCGTGGCTATCGACGCTGCGACCGCCAGCACCTTCACACTCACCCCGGACCAGCTCGGTCAGAAGATCACGGTGAAGGTGACCGCCACGAAGGACGGCTACGTCACCACCACCAAGGCCGCCAAGGCCACCGCCGCGGTCAAGTAGCGCCCACCTCCCACACGCAGGTGGCCCGGTCCGCGCTGGCCGGGCCACCCGCGAGAAAGCAGCACAATGCCATTCGACGTACTCTCGGCGCTCGCCCTCCTCGCGGTCGTCGCGCTCTACGTGGGGATCTACGTCCTGCGCCGACGCAAGACCAACTTCACGATCACGATCCTGGCGGCCATGGCTGCGGGCATCCTGGTCGGCTTCGTCTTCCAAGGTCACACCGACTGGATCGTCTCCTTCGGCAAGATCTACGTCACAGTCCTGGGCGCGATCGTCGTCCCGCTGATCTCGATCTCGATCCTGTCGAGCATCACCTCGCTCGGCTCGGTGCAGCAGTTGAAGGGGATCGGCCTGAAGTCGGTCCTGTGGCTGCTGGCCACCAATGCGATCGCCATCGTCTTGGCCATCGGTCTGGGTCTGGCCTTCGGAGTCGGCAAGGGCGCCAACCTCAGTATCGAAGGGGTGGATGCCGCCAACTTCGAACGCAGCACGGTCAGCCTGCAAGAGGTGATCATCGGCTTCTTCCCCCGCAACATCTTCTGGGACGCTTCCAACGACCACATCATCCCGGTGATCTTGTTCACGGTGCTGATCTCGGTGTCCTACGTCCTAGTGGCCGGCAAGCACCCCGAGCGGGTGGCCCCGCTGAAGGGCGTGATCGAGGCCACCCGCGCCGTGATCAACAAGGCGGTCACCTTCATCATCGCGCTCACCCCGTACGCGGTGCTCTCGCTGGTGGCCGTCCAGACCTCCCGCGGATTCACCAACACCGGGATCATCTGGTCACTGTTGGTGTTTTTGGCGGTGGCCTTCTTGGCGTTCGTGATCGACACCTGGCTGCTCAACGCGGTGCTCCTCACCACCTTCGCAAAGGTGTCGCCGCTGCCGTTCTTCAAGAAGATCGTGCCGGCCCAGGTGGTCGCGTTCTCCACGCAGTCCAGTACCGGCACCCTCCCGGTGACCACCCGAGTCCTCGCCGATCGGCTCGGCGTCAGCGCCGAGGTGGCCAACTTCACCGCCCCGCTCGGCACGACGATCGGGATGCCGGGCTGCGCCGGGATCTGGCCGGTACTGACCGCGATCTACGCCATCCACGGCCTGGGCATCAACTACAGCGTGGGGGACTACCTGCTGCTCGCGGTGATGTCGCTGTTCGTCTCGATCGGCACTGCCGGCGTCCCCGGCACGGCGACCGTGGTCACGGCCAGCGTCCTGGCCGCTGTCGGACTGCCGCTGGAGGTGATGGTGCTGACCATCCCGATCTCGTCCCTGGCCGACACCGGACGCACCGCCACCAATGTCACCGGCGCGATCGTCTCGGCCACCCTGGTCGCCCATTCCGAGGGTGAACTCGACCGGACGATCCTCGACGACCCGACCATCTCCGACCCCATCACCGACGACGCGGGGACGGTTCCATTTCCGTCCACCGCCACCCGATAA